CTACTACACAGGTAGCGCTCCTTCTGGTTCTTTCATATCGACAGGATCGCTTTGGATGGATTCCGACGACGGCAACCTCTACATTTACATAGACGATGGCACCAACAAACTTTGGTTGCAACCTACCGTCGAAGGCGCTCAAGGTCCACAGGGTCCACAAGGTCCATCTGGTTCACAGGGCCAACAGGGTCCATCAGGATCAAGCGACATATCGGGTTCGGAGTATTACGCGGCTGTGTACATTTCCCCAGACCAACTGAGGACTGGCTCAATATACGATAGCGGATCTTTCACTGCCATAGGTGCAACAGCTCCCGTAGATCCAACAAATCCCGATAGGCTTTTTATAGACGCTGGAGACACAGAATCGTATAACCTACTTTCAGGTCACGGTACAGTAAACAATTACCTGCAACTAAACATTCAAAATTTTAGTCCAGGAGAAACAGGCTCATCTGATATAGTAGCAACGGCAGACAACGGAGATGAAACTGGCTACTTTATCGACATGGGCATCAACGGCAGCGGGTATGCCAGCCCTAGCGGTATAGGCAACGCTAACGATGCTTATTTGTATTCCACAGGACAAGACCTATTGATTGGTAACGCAACTCCTAACCACAGAGTTATCATCTTTAATGGAGAGGGCCCAGCATTAGATAACGCTAGACTCTACATTACAGCTCAAGGTACGGTAGGTGTTAATGCTAGCGATACAAACCTAAGCAATCCTGAAGCCCTACTCGTAGAACCTTTGATATCGGGGAGCGCAGGCAACGATTTTAGTAACCTCATCATAGGCAGAGGCACGGTAAATGAAAACTACATGCAGCTAAATATCCAGAACTTAGGTTCTGGTTCAGCTGCCTCATCCGATATAGTAGCCACTAACGATATAGGTGATGAAACAAGCTATTACATCGATATGGGTGTTAATAGTAGTGGATATAATACTCCCAATGCTGTTGGTACAGCAAGCGACGCCTATCTTTACTCAACAGCAGAACACTTACATATAGGAAACGCATCAGCAGGAATGCCTGTAATGTTTTTTGCTGGTGGATTAGATGCAGAAGCAAATAAAAAATTAGAACTATGGCCAGACAACCAACACACAATGTCTGGTTCTTTAAACATAACAGGTTCACTAAGAGTACTAGAAGGAATTACAGGTTCATTATTTGGTACTGCAAGTTGGGCTCAAAACGCTCTAACAGCTTCGTTTGCTCTTAATGTTTCGGGCACAATAAACAACGCTATAAACGCCGAAACAGCATCTTACGTAAACCCGCTAAGACAAGAAGTTATCGTAACCGGTTCTCTTAAATTATCCGGATCTGTAGAATTGGTATCTAATATCAGTTGGCCAACGGTAGGATTTAATCCAACGATATCCACCGTTGCTTCTAATACTTTAAATATACAAGGTGGAGCAGTAAATATTTCATCTATAAACACAGGTATTAGATTAGCCTACAGTACAGCAAACACCTACTATTTCGGCGGTATCCACACATCAGAAACAGCTCCAACCCAACCAAACACAAATCCGGCTACTAACGGCGGTGCTTATTTTCAAATAACATCTACAAGGTACGGAACGTTAATAACAAGAACCGACAGAGTAAGCTCAATAACAGGCTCAGCTCAAGGCTTATTAACCTACGCAACAGCAAGCAACGTTGAAGGTTTTTGGTACTACAATTCTGGGTCTTACCAGGGTTGGACAAGAATGCTTAACGATTCTGGTTCACAAACTATAAGCGGTTCTCTAACAGTGACCCAAGGCGTAACAGGTTCTTTATTTGGAACTGCTAGTTGGGCTCAAAATGCTCTAACAGCTTCGTTTGCTCTTAATGTGTCTGGTACAATAGACAACGCAATAAGTTCATCCTACGCTGAAACAGCATCCTTTGCGCCCGCTTACCTCCCTCTTACTGGTGGTACAATAAACGGTGACGTTATACTAAACGGAACAGCCTCTATAGCTTTCTTAAACGTAACCTATGAGTCCGCTTCTGTGATATACTCAAGCGGATCCAACCAGTTTGGAGATGCTACTAACGACGTTCAAACACTAATAGGGACTGTAACTGTATCAGGAAGCCAACAAGTTACCGGTTCATTAAATGCTCCCAACATAACAGGATCTTTGTTCGGTACTGCTAGTTGGGCAAATAACGCGACTACAGCATCTTATTTCTCAGGATCTGTATCAAATGCTTTAACTTCGTCTTATTCTTTAGTTAATCTTCAACAGGTAACGGATAATGGGAATACTACAACAAATGACGTTTTTTTTAATAAAACAGAAGGTAGCGTTTCAATAACAAATGATGGTGGCGATCCTATTTTATCTGTTACTGCAAACAATGGCAACTACGCAACTATAACACCAAGCTATATTGAGCTTTATACAAATATATCAAGCTCAAATAATAATCTTAAAATAACTATACCATATTCGTACAGTAACAGGTCAAGAACATTAAAGTTTCCTTTACCTTCGAGTTTAGATGAAAAGTTCATCCCCTTATCAGTACGTTTAAATAATGTAGAATATATATCTGATGATACAGGAAGTATAGATTTAGGAACAATAACTAATGTTCCAACAGCTTCATACGTTCTAAATGCTGTATCAAGTTCATTTGCTATAAGTGCTTCTCAAGCACAAAATGCAATAACGGCATCCTACGTACTAGCCTCCGGAGTAGCAGGTTTAAACCTCACGCAAATAGCAACTGCTAGTTTTACTGCTAGTGTATCACCAACGCAATTCACAGTAACTAGTGGAAGTATAACCGAGTTTATAGTTACAGGAACGGGTGTTGCTATTGGAAGTGTAAGCACTGATACCCACACTGTAACAGGCTCTCTTAACGTATCGGGTTCGGGTGCGTTTACAAGCGATCTTACTGTATCTACTGCTTTAAAAACGTTTCCTACAAGCAACAACGTATTCGTAGGATCAACACCAATAGACAGCGGCTTTAAATTAGATGTAAACGGCACCACTAGACTACAAAACACGTTAACAATATCTACAGGTGGAGCCAACATTACAGGAAACGTCAATGTTAACGGATCTGTAACAGCGTCTGCTGCTTTAATCTCAGGATCAGGAACACAAAGACTAACAGTTTTGGGGTCAGGCTCATTAGAACCACTATTCACTGTACGAGGTTCTCAAGGCGAATTATTCACTGTATCTGATAGCCTATCAGGTTCTCTGTTCAGTGTAAACGACATCTCAGGTTTTCCAGTGATCGAAGTGTTCTCGGACAGCACAACGCTGATGGGTAGCTATACAGCACCGTCGCTAAACACGACAGTCAAAACAACGACCACAAACAGCGGTAGCTTTACAATATACTCTTTACCTATCGGTTCTTATGACGGTGCGTTCGTGGAATACACAGCGAAATCGGGTTCAAATGCAAGAGCGGGTCAGTTCATGGCTATATGGAGCGGATCTCTTGTTAATTACACAGACAACTCAACAACCGACTTCGGTAACACAGCAGCGTTCTCCCTCTCAGGATCAGTATCAGCAAGTTTATTGGTAATCACAGGTAATGTAACAACAGGAAGCGGGTGGGTTATCAAATCTATAATACGAGGTATATAAAACATTAAATATGTTTAAAGTAAGAGGTAAAACTAGAATTGGACCGTTAAACATACTTAGAGATGCTGTCGTTGCATACTCTTTAAGACGCATTAATCCTAACTATAGTGGATTTGCAATAAGAGTTAGAAGAACAGGCGATAACGCAGAACAAGACATTGGGTTTAACAGCGATGGAACATTAGATCAAACAGCTATAGTAAATTTTGTAGGAGGCAATATCGGTCACATAAGCATATGGTATGATCAATCTGGAAATAATACACACCAATTTAGAGGCATAAACGATGGTGGAGCGGGCTTTGATCGTGGGCCAATAATACTAAGCGGCGTAATACAAACAAACCCAACAAATGGACTACCAGCTGCTTATTTCGACGGTTCAAGGAGCATGATTTCTAATCCAATCACAAATATTACTTCACTTCAAGGAGAGTGGAGTACAATTGCCGTATCAAATTCTTTTTCTTCTGCTACAAGAGTGTTAATATCATCAGATACAGTAGGTGTTAGACTTGGACAATTTCTTAGAATAGCAAATTCAAATATATATTCTACTGTTGGATTCAACACTGCTGGAACCGCGGTAAGGGATGATAATTCTGTATTAAGAACTAATAATGATTTTAATATATTATTTTCATACAGAGATACTTCTTTTGTAGAAATATTTGTAAATAATTTTAGTAATGGTAAAACGTTTGTTTCTGGAACTCCTGCTTCAGGTTTTAATACTCCAATAGAGCTTGGATATAGAAATTCAATATTTAGTACTGTTTGGCAAGGTTATTTACAAGAGGTTATACACTACAACGTTACTAACATTAATCGATACGTTGACATAACTAATTCAATCAACAGTTATTACAGAATATTTTAATTATGAGTACAATAAACGGAGGACCAAGATACCTACTCGATACGTTAGCAGGACAGAATGCCGCTGCTGCTTACTCTCTAAGACGACTTAGAAGCTCGTATACTGGTGCTGCTATTAGAGTTAGACGCTCTAACGATAATGCTGAAACGGATATTGGGTTTGATGTGAATGGAAATTTGAATGAAGCGGCATTGACGGCGTTTGTTGGTGCTAATAATGGGTTTGTGGTAACATGGTACGACCAAAGTGGTAATGGAAGAAATGCAACACAAAGTACAGCAGTTAATCAACCTCAAATAATTGCAAGCGGTGTTATTTATCGCAGAATAAGCAGGCCATCTGTTATTTTCCAATCAAGCGCATTTATTCAGCATACATTATCTTCTAATATTTTACAGCCCGGTACTGTTTTTAGTGCATTACAATATACAGAATTAGGTTCAAGAATTTCTTTAGGTTCTAATAATGATGCGAGTAGGTGGCAAATGTACAGGGCAAACGGAACTTTTTTTATAAACATTTTTTCTGGTACTGTTTTAAGTTCATCAAATTCAACGCAGTCTTTTATTTTGCAGTACGCATTGTTCAACGGAGCAAACTCTGCTATCGGCATAAATGGTTTATCTGCAACAACGGGTAACGCTGGTTCACAGGAAGTTAGTGCTTTTAGGCTTGGGGCTGATGCTGGTGGTGCATTTTTTACAAATTGTTTTATTTCTGAAATTATAATTTACGCATCAAATCAATCCTCCAAACGCACCTCAATCGAAGCAAACATCAACAACTACTATAAGATTTTCTAGAATTCACCGTATTTATATCAAACCCCCGTCTCAGGGACAGTGAACTGAGGCAGTACTAAATGGCAAACGAATTCGTAGCGCGCAATGGTCTAATTGCGTTAGACAACTCAACAATTACTGGTTCTTTAGGTGTATCCGGTGGCATCACTGGATCTTTGTTTGGTACTGCCTCATGGTCTACAAACGCTCTCACTGCATCCTTTCTTTCAGGATCTGTAGAAAACGCGGTAAGCGCTTCATTCGCTACAACAGCTTCATTCGCTATTTCTGCTTCTTGGGCGCCAACAGGCAACGCTACTATTACTGTAGGAGACGAGGGAACAACGCAAGGTACAGCAACTTATTTTAATTTTATAGGCGCCGGAGTAACAGCAACTGTGTCTTCCGATACCGCTTCTATTAACATTCCCGGCGGAGCAGGAAGCACGTTTCCTTTTACCGGATCGGCTATTATAAGCGGCAGCCTGATTGTAACAGGATCTATTTTTGTTACTCAATCACATATATCAACTGTAGATTACGTTGATTTTAACATAAATGCAGCAACTCCAACGCACGTAGAAGGTAGAATACACTGGGATATAGATAGGAAAACATTAGAGCTAGATACTGACGTTAACAACTTTATGATTAACGTTGGTCATATGAATGTTTTAAGGGGAAGAAATACAAATCCGTTTACACTAACTAAAGGAACAGTTGTTTATATCAACGGCAATTCTGGCCAATTTGCTACATTTGCAACAGCAAGTTGGGAAGATGATCCTAGATCAGCATACACTATTGGTGTTATAGCTCAAGATGTAAATTCTAACAACTTCGGTTACGCGATCACAGACGGAGAAATCACAGGTATCAATACAAACGCATTCGCTCCAGCAACATTACTGTACCTATCTTCTTCAGGTCAATACACCAGCGTTGTACCTACTGCTCCTAATCACACAGTGAGATTGGGGCAAGTAGTTGTTCAATCTACTAGCGGTATTTTACAAGTTAAAGTAGATAATGGATACGAATTAGGGGAACTTCACGATGTTCGTGATACTACAACAACATCTTCTTACGGAGATTTATTAGTTAAGAGCGGAAGTATTTGGGCGACAGGGAAACAATTAACCGGTTCGTACGGCCTAACTGGATCTCTCAACATAACAGGTTCACTACGTTTATCAACGCCAACGTATAACACATCCAGCATTAACGTACTAACGTACAATACGGGAAGTGACGAAGTAGAGTACAGTACCATTAACGATTTAACGTTTACTAAAAACATTGTTACCGTAGGTTTACAAGGGAGTAGAGACGTTAATTACAATGTCATTAAAACAGCTGTAGAAAGCATTACAGACGCAGCTGAAAATAACACATACACGGTAAGAGTTTATCCAGGCATCTACATTGAAGACACAATCACAGTGCCTTCTTGGGTAGCTGTAAAAGGCGACAGTTCAATTTCAACAGTAGTATCAGCGTCAAACCCGAGCCAAAGCGTATTCGTAATGAGCGACCAGTCAATGGTCATCGACATGCAAGTACAGGGATCAACCGGACCAGGTGCTTCAGCTATCGTATATTCATCAGCAACGACTCCACAAAGAAATGCTATCGCATACGCTGAAAATATTCGTTTTGGAACCAATTACACCAACGCAAAAGTAATTGGTAGTGGAAGTAGCGGTAACTGTATATTACAGTGTTCTAATGTTAAGTATGGTGGTTACACAGACAATACTTTACAAAAATCATTTGATGTAGGTTTCCACGTTACTTCTGGTTCAAGTGGTGGTATTGGTAGAATGCAGTTACGTAACGTAACTTCTACTAACGGTGGTGTAGCAGGAACAGACAATAATCAAATCTTTGCCTTAGCAGATGCCCCAGGTTGTACATTCATTGTTAATGGATGTTTATTAACAAGAGCAACTGGTACTGCTAGAGGTACTGGATTTAAAGTATATAATGGAGGTCAACTTCGCTTAACAGGTGTTAACTTCCAAAGATGGATAAATGGTATTTGGGCTCCACAAACAGGATCTGCTCCAAGTATAGATGCTATTGCCCTTAACTTTGAAAACTGTACTACTGACGTATTAATTGAACACACAGGTTCAACTGGTAAAGTACAAGGAACAGATAACTTCTTAAAGACACAAATCGCATTAAATGCCCCTCTTTATGAAGTAGGACAAGATCCAAGAAAGATAACCGTTGGTAAAAAAGGAGCTGACTTTACTTCAATCAGTGCTTCTGTAGCTTACATTACAGACTCAGCTGAAGATAATAGGTATGTAATTGAAGTAGGACCTGGTCAATTTACAGAAAATACAATCGACTTAACAGGTAAACCCTACGTTAGTATTGTAGGTAGTAACATTCAAACTACCCAAATATTCCCAAGCGCATCTAACCAGCACATCATTAAGATGGGTATCAATAACGAGGTATCCTTCTTAAGTTTAGCAAATGCTGGATCTGGGTATTCCGCTTTGTATATTGATGATGTTGGTGATTTTGCTCAAGCACATAAAATTTCAATAAACAATTGTGATAGGGGTATAACTATAAATGCAAGTACAACCGACACTCAGTTTTATGGTGAATATATTGATATAAACGGGGCTTTCACTTATGGTGCTTATGTATCATCTAGTGGTGGCGCTTCAACATATTGTAACTTAGAAAACTATTACTTATTCCCATCAGCAAGCGCTACTATAGGTAACTATGCTGTTGGCCCTAGCTCAAGTCTAAATCTATATGTAGGATCATTTATAGGAGACGGAACTACTAATTCAACAGCAGTAAAGCTAGAAGACGGAGCAACTTTAGAAGCAGGTGCTTTAGATGTACAGGGGTGGGATTATGGGTACGTTGTTCCTAATGTTGGCAATCCTCCACTCTTTAGAGTAGTGGGATCTATGATACACGATTCTACAACCTATGATTTTGATATACAAAAAGTAGGCACTCAAGGAAGGTATCAAGGTATATCTGATCATACCAAAATAAACAGTGTAAGTGAAGATTTTTATTGGAACTTCTTAGATGATACAGACGGTGAAAATGACATTACAAGAAAACTATCTGTAACATTTGCAGACGGTACTCACACAGACGCTACTACCCTTATCTTTAAAGGTAGCTCAATGGGAGTATTGGAAGGAGGAACCATAACAATCTCCGGTAGCTTAACCGTTACCACAGCCGCAGGATACGGTTACTTACACGATCCAATCAATCCAGAAGTGTTTAAAAGGTTTGATTGGGTTAACCAAAATATAACTCTATCTCCAAACACTAACAACTATATTTACATCAACAGCAACGGCGTGTTGTCAGCTGCGGGCTCAACACCAAACTTTGCTCAAAACATTATATTAGGAAGGGTAGTTACAAACGATACTGGAGTTGAGTTAATAGATCAAAGCCCATGGAACGCAGAACACACAGCAAATAGGTTATCTAAATTCAATAGAGAAGCCTTAGGACCTGTGTTTGCTGAAGGATCTATTGTTACCGAAAACGTTACGCCGTTTAAATTAGACGTGACACAGGGTAGCTACTACTTCTCAGAAAACAACTTCCTACCAGCAGGCACATCATCAATCAATCTAACACAATATTACCAAAGCGCTTCAGTTTGGGCTAGATACACTTCATCCATAGTGCCAAACAATGTGTACGCTTCAAGTAGTGCTTTAGTAGCAATGTCTGCTTCAGCGTACACTAAACACACAGTGTACCTTGTGGGAGATGGTGTAGATGAAGAATACTTCTTAGTAATTAACAACAACCAATACAACACTCTAGTAGAAACTGAAGGCGCAGACCTACCAACCATACCAACGTACTTTAACGACGGCGTAGTGCCGTTAGCCGCAGTGTACGTCCAATCAGGCTCCGCTAACATAACGCAAATACAAGACATTAGACCGATTATTGGTTTTAGAGCTGCTGGTGTAAACGCATCTGCTGTACACGGAAACTTATTAGGTCTAAACGCAGACGATCACACGCAGTATCTTCTTGTTGATGGTGGCAGACAAATGAGCGGTGATTTGGGATTAGGAGGAAACGATCTCTACAACGCTAACCTCATATCGGGATCAAATGTCGAAGCCCCTACAGCAACTATCGCAAACATAAATGCCACTTCGATTACTGGCTCATTGCTTGGAAATGCGACTTCTGCAACAACAGCGTCATACATTCTACAAGCAGTAAGCGCATCGTTTGCATCAACTGCCAGCTTTGTACTTAACGCTGTAAGCAGTAGCTTTGCCTCTACATCATCGATAGCCACTAGCGCTTCGTTTGCAACCAGTGCTTCTCAGGCACAAAATGCCTTAACTGCTTCTTACATTTTAGCATCGGGTGTTGCTGGTTTGAATCTTACACAAATAGCAACAGGCAGTGTAACCGCTTCTGTATCTCCGTCTCAATTTAGTGTAGTAAGTGGAAGCGTAACTGAGTTTGTAGTAACTGGAACAGGTACACGTATAGGAAGTGTAATTACAGACACACATACTATAACCGGTTCTGTTAATATAAGCGGAAGCACAACAATATCCGGAAGTTTAATAGCCTTAAATACAAACACGACTAATAGTTTAATTGTTGGAGGAGCATACACATCAAGCGCAACTAACCAATATCATACTATATACAATCCGTCAATAGCAACAAGAAATGCTTCTGGAGACAATGTTTATTCTTTACAAATTAATCCACAATACACTGTTAATAATAGCCAAACTGTATACGGTCTATTAGTTGCTCCAAACGTAACGGTAAATTCAGCTCATACTTTTGTTAATCAAAGGATTGCTCATACTGGTGCTGGTGCACAAAACATGGCGATTAAGGGTTTAGAGATTGATATCAATGCGGGTGGAGGTAACCCAGGCAACAAAATAGGCATTGATATTGCCGGATTTACTCAATTTAATCCAGGATCTACTGTTTCTGCTGGAATTAGAATGACTGACATTAACGTGCCTTATTTGTTAATGATCAACAACGCCAATAACCAGGCCTGCAGTACAGTAATGAGAAACAACGCGGGTAGCACACTTGTACAATCATTATCAGGTACTACTGGAGGAAATTCTGCTGATATATATACTACTGGAACAACAGTTCCTTTAAGATTGGGAGTTAATTCTTTAATTTATTTCCAAATATTTAACTCAAGCGGAAATGTTGGAATTAATACAAACACCGACGCAGGCTTCCGCTTAGACGTTTCTGGATCTACTCGCCTAAATGGAGATACAGTAGTAACTGGCTCCTTCACCGTAGTTACAGGAAGCGCAAGAGAGCTCCAAGTTAGAAATGTAGGAGTTGATATTGGAAGTATTATAACAGATACTCACACTGTAACCGGTTCTTTCAACATATCAGGTTCGTTAAATGCGCCCATCATAACCGGCTCTCTGTTTGGAACTGCTAGCTGGGCTAACAATACGTTAACTGCATCCTTTGTACAAAATGCACAGAGCTCATCTTTTGCGTCAACTGCTTCGTTTGTACAGAACGCTCAATCAGCATCTTACGTTTTACAAGCAGTATCCGCTTCGTTTGCAACAACTGCTAGCTTCGTACTAAACGCAGTAAGCAGTAGCTTTGCCTCTACATCATCGATAGCAACTAGCGCTTCGTTTGCATCTACATCATCTATAGCAACAAGTGCATCATTTGCAACAACAGCTTCATTTGCAGTATCAGCTTCATGGGCACCAAGTACAGCAACATCAATAACAGTAGCAGACGAAGGATCTACTCAAGGTACTGCAACTTACTTTAATTTTACTGGTGCTGGGGTAACAGCCACAGTATCATCTAACACAGCATCTATAAGCATACCTGGCGGCGCTGGTGCTACTTTCCCATTCACAGGAAGTGCAATCATAAGTGGTAGCTTGATTGTAACAGGATCTACAATATCAACTTTAGGATTTACAGGATCATTAGAAGGAACAGCTAGTTGGGCAAACAATGCTATTAGTGCATCGTACGTTTTACAAGCAGTGAGTTCTTCGTTTGCATCAACCGCATCGTTTGTACAGAATGCACAAACAGCTTCTTATGTACTACAGGCAGTAAGTGCTTCGTTTGCTACAAGCGCTTCCCAAGCTCAAAACGCAGTAACAGCATCTTACGTGCTACAATCGGTAAGTTCATCTTTTGCATCAACTGCTTCGTTTGTACAATTAGCACAAAGCGCATCTTATATTTTACAAGCAGTAAGCAGCAGCTTTGCCTCTACATCATCGATAGCAACAAGCTCTTCTTTTGCGTCAACAGCTTCATTTGTACAGAACGCTCAATCAGCTTCGTACGTATTACAAGCAGTGAGTTCTTCTTTTGCATCTACGTCTTCAATAGCGATAAGTGCTTCATTCGCAACAACAGCTTCATTCGCAGTCTCAGCTTCATGGGCACCAAGCACTGGTGGAAGTGGACTAAGGACCAAAGCAGGTTCAGTAGCAAACACTTCATTTACAGGTAACCCAAGAAAAGCAACAGTAACGTTTGGCGCAGCATTTACCGATACAAACTACGCAATAACAGTAACAGGTGAAGATGCTAGATCGTGGACTATAGAATCAAAATTAGCTGGTAGCTTTGTGATAAACGCAAACAGCAACCCAGCCTTAGCAGGAACAACTTATTGGATAGCAACAGCGTACGGTGAAACAACTTAAAAAATTATATTTATAATAGATTATGCCTATATTTTATTTAGATAGTGGAAGTATAGATACGCTTGAAGTATCAAGCAGCTTACTTGTATCAGGTTCGCTTGTTATTAGCGGTAGTATGACGTCAACTTCCGGATTAACAGGAAGTTTGTTTGGTACTTCTAGTTGGGCAATAAACGCTACATCAGCTTCGTTTGCTGTATCAGCTTCGTGGGCTCCTACCCAAGCAAGCAGCGGTTTTCCATTTGCGGGAATAGCGGTTATTACAGGTTCGATAGTATTAACTTCAGGTTCTGGTTTTCCATCACTGTTAGCTTCTGAAACACTAGCAGCAGGTGATCTAGTAAACATACACTCAGGCGGAGTTAGAAAAGCTTCGAGTTCTGACATAACGAGACAAGCGCACGGTTTCGTAACTCAATCCGCAGTTGCAACCAATCCGGTCGTTGTGTTTTACTCTGGGTTGATTACAAATCGCACTTCTTTAACCGCAGGATCTAGATATTTTTTAAGCACAGATGGAGGCATACTCAGTACGCCCGCGGGTAGTCCTAATAACATATATCAAGAGGTAGGCGTCGCGATTAGCAGTAATGCTCTATTAGTTAACTTTGGACCAGTGGTAATATTATAAAATACTGTTATGGCATTTCCTTTATACATAAATTCGACAGTAGACAACTACTACATAAAAAGATCATCAAACACTGATGTAGTACAAGCGAGTCACTTTCCAGTATCAGCATCTAGTAACCTCTATTTTACAAATTTACCCGATCCGATATATTACATAACAAGCTCAGTTACGCAAAGTATAGCCCAACCGTTGCCCGGTACGACCACTGTGTTTCTTTCAACTGTTAAAAATTTTAGAAACACTCAAGTGCATTCTCCGTTCTATTTATTGGGTACTCGTACAGCAGTAGCTGCAAGCGGTCCAACTATAGATTATGGTACAAACAGTGCAACAAAAGCTATAAATATAGCAATTGCTTCTACTGCTACTGCTTTAACTAGGGGAATAGGTGGAACAGGAGATGGTTTGTTTAGAAGTGTTGCGGCGGGTTTAGCGGTTGCAAACACAACTTACCCAACAACAATACAAGGTGTTACGTACAACGATAGCGTTTTATTCCCTACCAATGTAACAGACTTTTTTATAGGCTTAGCATCAGAAAATACAGATAGAGTAACAATAAACTCAGGAAGTATTTATCTGAATAGATTTATAGGTTATAGTAGTAGTCTAGCTCCGGTTACATCAAGTAGACCTTTAAATATAAGCGGAAGCAGCATTGCGCAAATACCGGCCGGTAATTTAATATCAAGCTCTGTTTTATTCGATACTGCAAGTTTGTGGCAATCGCAGAGTTTAGCTACAGACGTTGCTAATACTAGTAATACTGCTTACGTAACCGTGTTTACCACTACGGGATTGACAAACGGTAAAAGATATCTAGCTAACTTATATTTAATAGGAAGATCGGCAGCCGCAGCAACGGGGTTTAGGATGCGTGTCATTACAGGCAGCAATTACTTGGGAAGCCTGTTTACGCCCACGTCCACCACCGCGTACGCAATTCAAAATTCAGCAGACGGTAACAATATAACAAGCATTACAGCCGGTACCTGGCCAACGTTAAACACAAACTTTTTGGTCTACGGAGAGTATTCGTTTGTAAAAACAGCCGCAGGTGACCCTCAGGTACAAATACTAAGCGAAACAGGCGGTACAGCTGTTACAGCCGGTTCGGGTAGCGTATTGTTTTACAGAGTAATAGAATAGTATTATGAGTCAATTTTCAAATAGCATCATATCGCCGATAAGCATTTTATCCGGATCGTGGACAACGTCGGTATCCGGAGGGTTTTCTATGCAGCTACCGAGCGGAAGCATACCAACGTATCTTGCTGCTAACACCCCTTGGAGATATTCGATGCTATCAACTGCATTTACAACTACAAATACAGCTCAGCAAACTATAACCGGTTTACAGATAACTTTAGAAAACAACAAAAGGTATTTAATATACGGCAACCTGTTGGTATCAACTATCAGATCGGCTAACGGACCGAGGGTGGGAGTAACAGGCGCAAACTTAGCTCTTAACATATATAACATAGAAAATCCGACATCAACCACCGCCGTGCAACTCGGCCTAAATGTCACAGCCACAGCGGGCTCAGGCCCTGGAAACAGCTTAACGAACTACTACTACGTACCCATAAGAGCGCTAGTAAGGGCGGCTCCCACAGGTGCACCCACTTGGGCGCCAACGCTATCATCGGAGGGAGCAGCTGGTGGCGCAACCGATGTTGGAATGGGTCCCTACAGCCACGTCTATTACAGAGAGTACTAATATTTATATAAAATAAGCAATCATGGGATTAATCATATGCAAGTCGTGCTTCGATTCAAAAATAGCAAGCTGGAAAAAACCGTTTGACGAAAACGCAGGCGAGTTAGAATCGATTCCAGACTACAACGAATACGCTCAACACGCGCACATTTACCAGGTAACAGACATCGCGTCTAAACTCGACAACGGTGAAATGGTAGAAATACTGTGTGCTGTGTGTAAAATAACACACGTTGCAAAAGACGCGAACGGAGTAATTAAAGTAAAATACACCGGAGGCAACTGGGAAACATTTTAACACAACAAACTAACACACAGTAAATGGCACTAAATTTTCCTTCTAACCCGGTTCTCGATCAAATCTACGTAGGTCCTTTGGGCCAAAAGTGGAAGTGGAACGGCACCGCGTGGATCTCTTTTAACGAGATTGCAACAGTGCCAACCGCATCGCTGTCCCTGGGTGGCTCTGGGTCGTTTTCGGGCTCTTTCAGTGGCTCGGGAGCAGATTTGCGTAATATACCATCGTCCGCGATAGTAGGTCTCAATCTGTCCCAGATCTCTTCTGGGAGCGTTAGTGCATCTATGTCGCAAGAAGGTTTATTGGTGAACACTAGAGTTGTGGCTACGTCTTTCACAGGTTCGTTGTTTGGAACAGCTTCTTATAGTTTGCTAAATCTTCAACAGGTAACGGATAATGGAACGACTACAACAAATAACATAACAGTATCAAACGCAAACGCTTCTTTTAACGTAGAAAACACAACACCTGAAATATTTGCAGGTTTTGAAGCTGATAATTCAGAAGCAAGAATAAACATAGGCGTTGCTTCGGGCAATGTTTTACGTTTAAAAGGCGGTTTAATTACAGGGGATAGAATTATAAACTTTCCCAACAAAAGCGGCACACTTCCGTTATCAGTAATACTAGAAAACGTAGAGTATACTGCCGATGATACAGGGAGTATAGTGCTTGGCGCTGTAAAAAACGCAGCAACAGCGTCTTACATTTTAGCCTCAGGGGTGGCAGGTTTAAACCTGACTCAGATAACAACCGGCAGCGTAAGCGCGAGTGTAAGCGTATCTACCTTCTCTGTTACAAGCGGAAGCGTAACCGAATTCGTAGTTACTGGAACTGGTGTAACTATTGGAAACGCAGCAACAGATAGACACACCGTAACAGGTTCATTAAATTCTCCTAACATTACTGGATCTTTGTTCGGTACTGCTAGTTGGGCGGTATCTGCATCTTGGGCACCAGGAGGTGGAGGAGGAGGTGTATCTTCGATAACAATAGCAGATGAAGGAACTTCTCAAGGCACCGCAACATTTATTAACTTTACAGGAGCGGGAGTCACTGCTACAGTATCATCGAACACAGCATCTATTAACATCCCTGGTGGAGGTAGTAGTGCTAGTCCAACCTTAAATTTATTTAATTACTTTAACTTTTTCTAAAAACAATAAACATGCCAGCAAACACAACACCAATTTTTATTTTATCTCCAAAAACAACTGGTGCTGAAATTACAGCCGCTAATACTGCAAGAGATGGTAGTGGCGCTTTAACAACAATATTTACCGCCGGATCAAATGGTAGCAGAGTTGATTTTGTAAGTTTCGTATCTGCCCAAGCGTCCCCAGCAGCATCATCCGCAATGGTAGGAAGAGTTTTTATTACAGATACAAACGGAGCCAATCCAAGATTAGTATCAGAAATAGCGCTTCCAACTATTACAGCGTCTAATACAGCAATAGGACAAGCACAAACTCTTTTTTATTCAAATGGGTTATTGATGCAAGCAGGTCAATTATTACAAGCCGCTATATCCGTCTATGCAGGTGTTCAAGATAAATTTCATGTAATTACAAGAGGAGGAGATTATTAATGGCAAGGGGAGTTGCAACATATCTTAATAAGAGCCTAGGATATTTCCATAACGGAAACAACGGCCAATCAGTACCTCCTTCTGTTTTGAATCTTCCCAACAATCCCATGATGTATGGAACAAACGAATACGGAACCATACAAACTACTGTTGTTGCGAGATCAGGCTCCGATGACTTTCCAAGGATCGGACCTATGACACTAGCATCAAACGGATGTTTGTATGGAGTTCACACTGGGTTTACCACTGCAATAGATAGCCCTATAGGATCTTCTAACTTTTTACAAAAATTAGATCCTGCTACAGGTATTACCACAATGATACCAATGAATAACAATCGTGGCGCTTATGGAGGTATAGTTCGCGCATCGAATGAAAAATTGTACACGATACCTTTTAGGAACAATAGTTCGACGAACGCCGCTTTACCAATTTACGAAATAGATCCAAGCAATGATAGTGTTACACTTATAAAAGACATTACATTACCTGCAGAAAGAGGGTATCTTGGCGGTGTACTAGCTCCAAATGGATTAATATACTGCGCTCCTTATGATGGATCTGCCGGGGCAAATAGTGGTAATATTTTAATAATTAATCCTTTCACAAAAACGCTCTCGAGTTTAAATACGGGTATAGGTACCATAAACGGCTACGTAGCAGCAGTGTTAGCACCTAATGGAAAGATCTATATTCTACCATTTAATTCGCCATTTATAATTGTAATAGAACCTATGAATGGTAATAACGTGTATTCAATAAATTTCCAGCGCGTATTACAAAGAAATACTATTGCTGCCGGTTTTTGGGGAGGAGTGCTAGCATTGGACAACAAAATATACTGCATATCATACGGTCAAAATTTTATATTACAAATTAATCCAGAAAATGACAGCGTAACAGCTATCTACAATAAAGGGTTTTTAGATACTAGAAACCCGATGTTTTATCCAAGCGCTAACAGAGTTAATAGAGATTCAGCTAACTTAGGAGGCGGGTTTCCAACTTTAGGAACAAACGGTAAAATATACTTTGTACAAATCACCTTCGAATCTCCAAATAGCACAATAACGGATAGAAATACTAGTAGACTATTATTACCATACGAATTTGACCCAGAAACCCAAACAATATCTAAGCTATATGGATCTGAAGGATTAGATTGGAACACAATCACAAACATACCTAGTTCTCCAACCATGGGAGGTTTCATTTTTCAAGGAAGTTGTCTTTCTCAAACAGGAGACATATGGATTTCACCTCACGCAATACGTAACAACCAAAACAACAAACTCTATCTAAAATTAACTGGATTCCCACCTGCAACCCCCGATATGTATACCATGCCTCCGTTAGATCAATTACAATACTCATTGTACAACAAGTACATAAATAAATTTTAAAAAATAAAGGTTGGTTTACACAGCTAATTCGAGCCCAAATAGCCGGATTCAATGGGTAGCCGTATTTATATTAAATGAGGTTCACTCTAACCATACTAGCTTTAACGCTGTCTCTATCCTGTTTATCGCAGAGAATCGCTCCAACGAGACTGATACAGGACGATAAGCTACTTCATGCGTTTGCGGGTAGCTACGTAGCGGCACCGGTAGCTTTTGCAACAAAGAAACCTGTGTTGTGGGGAACCGTCGCAGCAACTTCAGCAGGTTTAGCAAAAGAACTGTACGATTACAGAAGCTACGGTAAGTTCGATCCTGTGGATTTAGCGTTCACAGCGGTGAGCGGTTTTGTAACATCTTTTATCATATCAAAACTAAAAAAATGAAATACGTACTAACAATCTTATTTTTAACTCTTTTCGCAAGCGCTTACTCGCAACCGTTTGCCCATTTCGCTGGGTTGTTCGGTGAACGCAAGGGCATAATGTTCGACGCTGGGTATAAATTCGGAAAAGGACTGCTCCAGCCACAGGCTTCCATTGGACTGAGCGATAGGTTCCAAAGAGGCGGCCACGTAAACTTTGTTACTTTCAAAGGAGGCGTGTTGTTCGCTAACAGATTCAATTTCACTGCAGCTATCATACAAACAAGGGCTGTAGAGAACAGACAGCTTGTGATAGGAAGAGCAGCTTCTTGGGGAGTGGACTACAATTTCAAGTCTTGGTTCGACGACGCAAGATTAAACACAGGCGTGGAGATGATAAACAAAAACCTCTACTTTAGGGTGGGATTGAGAATGAACTACAATTGGAAAGATTAAACGAGTGTAAACGTTTTAAAACAAGCATATATTTATAAACAAACAAAGATTATGAAAATTAAGAGTTTAATCGTAGCAAGCGTGCTAGCCCTAGCATTGACGTCTTGCGGTTGGTCAGAAAAGAACCACCAAGTAAGCAAACCCTATACAAGAACAAACGATGTAGAAAGAGTAGCCGTTAAATTTGATACAGGTTACAGGGAAGTTAAAGGTCACTACGACGCTTCTGGAAAATGGGTACCTAAACAGTACGTTAGAGACACAGTTAGAGCGGTAGAATTTGCTACAGTGCCTATACTGTATGTAGACGTAATGCCATCAAGGGAGAGCGTATTTAAAGCCGCAGAAGCAACAGGTTGGGAAAAACAACTGTGGATAGCGGTGTTTTTGTTTTTGGGTGTAGTAGGTGTTGCTATTTATGTAACAACTAAGAACGGTGGAGCCTTTGGAAAAGGCGAAGCTTCTTGGATAACTAAATTCGTCGCTTTGGGAATTATAGCAGCGTTAGCTATAGGTTTGTTGAACCCAATCAACAAAAGCGGCAACAACACAAAAACAATCAAATACAAAGAATACCAAGAGATAATTAAAAACGACCCTAACCTCATCCAGTTCTTTGATTCAATTCAGAAAAACGGCGCTTTTGTAAACTAAAAAACATGCAAGAGCAGAGCTTAAATATATTGAATTTTGTATCCTATTCTGTAATAAGCGCAGTCGTATGTGCTTTTATAGATTACATGCGCATAAGAACGACAGAAGGTACAGTATTGAATATTAGTAAATCTTGGACTGTATTTTATGGTGGGTTGTTGTGTTTTGTAGGATATTGTATTTTTAATAATAACCCACAAACGTTTTTGGAATTCATTATCGGTTTTATAACCTATTGTATTTCATTTGCTTCTATTATAGGAGTTATTTATGACCCTTCTCTAAATCTGATGAGAGGGAAAAAGATTGACTACGAATCAAATACAACTAATTCTAAAATAGACCATAAAGAGGTTAACTTAAATTTAACTTTTTGGAAACAAAGAGCGTTATATTTGATATTAGCAATAATTTTTACAATATTATACAAACAACAATGGTAAACATCGAATTAAAAGCAAAACACTTTTACGCAATAGCAGACATACAATTTGGAATAGCTGCTTACGCGTCTTTTTCAACTTTAGAAAAAATTAAAACAGCGTGTGAAAACAAACAAGACGATGATCTTGCTACAGTATCCACAGACGTTTCAGAATTCATAAACGTGTTCTACATCCTGTCCAGCAAACCAGAAGGCAGCTACAATATGATAAACACCGAGATGATGGATCTATTGACTCCCCAAATAGAGGCTGGAATAGCTGACGAGAATCCGGAATGGGCAGAGTTGGGCGCAAGAGTTCAAGAAATAAGAAACGCAAACTGGGTAGTAGTAAGCAATGCAATCGCAAGTGCAAAGAGTAGGCTATATAACTAAGGACAACGTTGTAGAAGCTCTTTTAACAGACGAGCTGATAGTTCAATCGTATGTCTACTCCAGAAAATCAAACAAGTACTGGAAAATACTGGAACCGCTTACTATAGAACTAATCAGCAATAAAAAAATAATAAACATAGAACGGGGGTTTACGTATGATATGTCCTCCTCTCCAAAATCTCTATGGGGAATTGTTCCTCCTGCTAATGATGGCTTGTTCGGCTATCTGGTACACGATAAATTGTATTTGTGGAGAGGACACGGGATGTCGAGAAAAGAGGTAGACAAAGAAATGTTACTTTGGACTAACATAGTTAATAAAAACAAAATAGATAATTACATAAGATACTTTTTTGTTAGGTTACTTGGTTGGCTGTATTGGTATAAAATAGTATAATATGAAAAAAACAATTAGTTTAATTTTAACCGTATTAGTAACGTCTTTTTTGTTAGTACACTGTAATAGAAATAAGAGCGTAGATTTAAAAAAACCTACAATCACAGACTGTACTATAGACCTTTTTGAGTACAACACAGTAAAAAGAGGCACCTCCTTTGTTTCAGACGTAAACGAAAGAAGAAAGCCTCAAAGAGACAACGACGGGGATGGAATACCTAACGGACAGGATAACTGCTCAAGTGTGTTCAATCCTGCTCAGGAAGACTGTGATAAAGACGGTATAGGAGATGCTTGCGACAGCACGCCTTGCCCACCACCGCCTCCACCTCCTCCGCCGCCACCGCCGCCTCCTCCACCGCCTCCGGTAGATACAGTAATAAAAGATTATGTTGTATTACTTGATTTTGATGGAGATACAGTAAAAACTACTCTGTGGTTCACTACACCAACCTACGTTGGACCAAGTGGTTTAACTTCTACAGAAATTTCGAATATTGTAACAAAGATAAAATCCAACTTTAGAAACTTTAATGTCACTGTAACCACCGATGAAAATGTATTTAACTCAAAAGCTGTTAACAGAAGACAACGCATAATATTTACAGAAAACAACGAGTGGTACGGTGGTGCAGGAGGTGTTGCTTACGAGAGTTCTATGAAGTGGAACCAAGATGTAGCAGCTTTTGTATTTACCAAAGCGCTGTTTTATAATCAGGGATACATAGCAGAAGCTGGAAGTCATGAAGCAGGGCACACTGTTAGTTTATTACATCAAAACGTATGTGTTAACGGAGTGTTTACATCAGAATATAACAATAATTCTGGATTTCCTACAGCACCTATAATGGGTAACTCTTACGGTAAAACAGGTTTATGGTGGATAGGTAGTGCAGATTTCTGTGCAAGGATTCAAAACGATTCGTTACAAATGGTAAACTATTTAATAAAGTAAAATTTAAAACATGGCAAATTTAATCGATCAAGTAAAAGTAAAAGCTGGCCGCCTTATCAAAGTGTGGAATAGCGAAAAGAAAAAGTTTTCAAACGCTGCGGCGTCTTACGTATCTGTTTGGGTAGAGGATGCAGACGGTAAAAACGAGCGCTGTCTCCTTTTTACAGAAAAAGAACTAAAGCGCGCAGAGGAAAGAGCAACAAAGAACGCAGAAGACTTGACAAACAAAAGCTTTTTTACAAATTTTTTGGACTAGAATTTTAATTTTTAGCGATTAAAAGAAATGTCGTATATTTATAGATATATAAAAATAATAAATTATGACACTATTAATCTTAATCGCATTGGCGACGGTTTGCGCAATCGTTTACGTAAAAACAAAGAAAAAAGACACAGTAGAAAATGAAATCAAACAACCCGTAGAATCGGAAGATTGGGATCATTTTCAAAAAGCTATCGAAGACTTTAAAACAGAAAAAGAGGCATCTACACCAGAAAAACCAAAATCTGTAAAAAAGAAAGAAGTAAAAAAGACAACAGCAAAACCTAAAAAAGAAAGTAAGAAATAATCATGTCAGAGTTTAAAAAATTAACAGAAGAAGAATTGGCAGATCTTAAGAAGATAACCAAAGAAGCTTTAGAACTTGCTTCAGCTTTAGGCGAATTAGAGTTTCAAAAAACGGTATTAGAAAACCAATCGAATTTTTATAAATCAAAAGTTGTGTCTTTAAAAACAACTGAAACGCAGTTATTAGAGACACTACAGAATAAGTACGGAAAAATCTCCATCAATTTAGAGACTGGTGAATTCAGTTAGTAGATTTTGAGTTAGTTATACATATTTATTGTTAGATAAAACATAAATAAACAATGAGTGAAGTACTGATTTCTCCAGGAGTGTTCTTGCAAGAGAACGACCTATCACAAATAACGCAAGGACCCGTACAAGTTGGAGCCGCTTTAATTGGCCCAACTGTAGTAGGACCCGTAAACACACCCACAGTAGTAACTTCTTATTCGCAATACAAGTCCATTTTTGGGGCTTCTTTCGTTTCAGGAGGTGCAAATTACGAATATCTAACAAGCATGGCCGCACTTAGCTACTTTGAGCAAGGCGGAGATTCTTTGTTGGTTACAAGAGTTGCTTCAGGATCATATACAGCAGCTACTGCTTCTGTGACTACTAACAGTACTAGCGCAAGCTTTGTTTTAGACACTTTGTCTGTCGGTACGATAATGAACAACGTTGGTGGCACAGTTACAAACGGTGCTTTACCTAGCGGTTCTAGCGCAAACGTTAGATGGGAAATCGCAGGCTCTGATAGCGGATCAGGCACATTCAGCCTAATCATCAGAAGAGGAGACGACTACAACAATAACAAGACTATATTAGAGACTTGGAACGGACTTTCTTTAGATCCAAATCAAAATAACTACATAGCCTACGTAATAGGTGATCAAACCCAAACTCCAGTATTGGACGAGTACGGTAACTATTACCTACAAACAACAGGAAGCTACGGAAACAAGAGTAGCTACGTTAGAGTAAAATCAGTAAATCTACCAACGCCAGGATACTTTAATTCACTGGGAGTAGCAAGAAACGAATACACGTCTTCTTTGCCTCAAAACGGATCTGGATCTGCAAACGGCGCTTTCGGTGGAGCTTTAGGTAGCATACTAAACGGGTCTGCTTTCAACATGTTTGAAAGTATTCCAAGCACTCAAGGTCCCAATATCCAAGGTATTAGCTCAACTGATTACAACGTTGCAATATCTCTCTTAAGCAACAAAGACGCTTACGCATTCAATGTGATATACGCTCCAGGTTTAACCAACCAAAACGCTTCATCGCAAATAGCCTCTCTAACGCAGTTGGCTCAAGACAGAGGAGACGCAATCGCTGTAGTTGACATGGTATCCTACGGACAGAACATATCAACAGTTGTTTCGCAAGCAGCTAGCTACGATAACTCTTACGCAGCAACTTATTGGCCTTGGTTACAGGTTAGAAGCCGTGAAACAGGCAAATTGAATTTTGTTCCTGCATCGACTCTAATCCCCGCTGTTTACGAATACAACGATAAAGTAGCCGCTGAGTGGTTCGCACCAGCAGGTTTAAACAGAGGTGGCATGTCGACAGTACTACAACCAGAGAGAAGATTGGGTACAGATCAAAGAAACACCCTTTACACAGGAAGAGTTAACCCAATAGCTGTTTTCCCAGGAGTTGGTACAGTTATATACGGTCAGAAGACTCTACAGGCAAAAGCATCAGCACTTGATAGAGTTAACGTTAGAAGATTGTTGATAGAGCTTAAGAGCTACATCGGACAAATAGGCGAGACTCTGGTATTCGAACCAAACACGCAAGTAACAAGAAATAGGTTCTTGAATCAGGTTAACCCATACTTAGAATCAATCCAACAACGCCAGGGAGTATACGCTTTCCAAGTTGTTATGGACGAAACAAACAACACACCTGATGTGATAGACAGAAACCAACTCGTTGGAACGATATACTTGCAACCGACTAGAACAGCCGAATTCATATACTTAAACTTTAACATTTTGCCAACAGGCACATCATTTGCTTAATGCATAAATAAAAATAAATGAAAAACATAAACGACAATACCGTATTAAGACTGAGAGTATCTAAGAAGCTTTACGAAAGCATCCAACAAGAGTTGGAGAAAAAACACGACAAAAAAGAAGTTAAAGAGGGCGACTTAGCCGAAGGCGACATGGTAAACATGGCGATGCAAGCTTTAGATACCATAACAGATCCCGCAGTGCAGAAGTACCTTTTGGGTTTGGGTATCCCCGCTGCCATATTCGCAACAGTTAAAAAGGCGATAGACAAAGATAAAGCATCAGGAGCCAAAGACATAAAGTTCGGTAAAATCGCACAAGACAAGTAAAAAATTAGAACAATAATTAAATTATAATAACATGCCAATTCTAGATCCATCGGAAATAATGTTTACGGCGTTTGAACCCACAGTCCAAAACAGGTTTGTGTTCTACGTTGACGGCATACCTTCGTACATGATTAAAAAGGCCGATGCCCCTGGAGTTACTTTAAACGAGATCAAATTAGATCACATCAACGTTTACCGTAAGTTGAAAGGGAAAGCCGAGTGGAGAGACTTAACTTTGTCGCTCTACAACCCAATTAGCCCAAGCGGTCAATTAGCAATAATGGAATGGGTTCGTTTACACCACGAATCAGTTACAGGACGCGATGGCTACTCAGACTTCTACAAGAAAGACTGTAGCATGAACATCCTCGGACCTGTTGGAGACATAGTATCAGAATGGATCATCAAAGGTGCTTTCATCAAGGAAACAAACTTCGGATCCTACGATTGGTCTACTCAAGATCCCACTGAGCTTACGTTAACTCTTGGAATGGATTTTTGTATACTCAACTTCTGATTCTTAATTTTTAAAGAAATTAAGTATTTAATTTTTAATTTACTAAACCTCTGCATATTTATAATAAAGCAGGGGTTTTTTATGTTACAGGACTACTTTAAAATAATAAGATTTGCGTTAAGTCAATCAAGATCAAAAAAAGACGGAAACTATTACGAATTACATCACATCGTACCAAGATCATTCGGTAAAAAAAGCTCAACAATTTTATTAACTGCGAGAGAACACTATAGAGTTCATAAAATACTCGCAGAGGCGTTTAAAGATCATCCAATATATGGATACAAAATGTTATGGGCTTTTCATAGAATGACTTATAGTGGAGATATAAAACTCACAGAAGAGGAGTATTCTGTAGCAAGAGAAGCTTTAATGAAATTATGGAAAAGAAATAAATCTAACGATTGGAAAAAAGAAATGAGTGAAATAATGAAAGGCAATAAAAACGGTGTTGGATGCAAAGACAATTGGACTCCAACTGAAGAACAAAGAAAGAATTATTCTTTAGCCGCCACTAAAAGACAGTTAGGAAAAATAGGAGAAGAATCTCGAGCTAGCAAAGGCTCAGTAATATGTGAAAATATAATCACGGGAGAAAAAATAGAAGCAGGTTCAGCGTATCAATTATCTAAAAAATTAAACATCAATAATAGCGCAATCTCAGACGCTCTTTCTAATAGATTAATCAGAGGTAAGGGAAGTAAATATTATCAATTCTTACAAGAACATAAAATATATTACAAAAACTAAAACGTAACAAAAATAAAGCCTCTCTACTCGAGAGGTTTTTTTATGCAGGAAATTTAATACACGTATATTTATATTAAAATACAAAATGGCAGAAACAAAATTTGAAGTTCCGACAGAGATGATAGACCTTCCCTCCAAGGGATTGTTGTATCCGAAAGACAATCCGCTTTCAAAGGGTCAAGTACAAATGAAGTATATGACAGCGAAGGAAGAGGACATTCTCACCAACGTTAATTTATTAAGACAGGGAAAAGCTATAGAAATGATGTTAAAGTCTCTTGTAAAAACAGAGATCAACCACGAGGACCTTTTGCTAGGCGACAGGAACGCGTTACTCATCGCATCAAGGATATTAGCTTACGGTAAAGACTACTCTTTCAAGTACGTAAACCCAAACACGAACGAAGAGGAAACCGTTACCGTTGACTTACAGGATTTGAAGTACAAAGAAGTTGACGAAAGCAAGTTTTCAGAAAAAAACGAATTCTCTTTCACTTTACCTTACACAAAAAACGTTGTGACTTACAAGATACTCACAGTTGCTGACGATAAAAAGATCGACGAAGAGTTGAAGGGGTTGAAAAAGGCCACCGGCATCGATGGAGGTATCCAATCAACGAGGTTAAAACACCAGATAGTGGCAGTAAACGGAGATTACGGGGTTAAAACAGTTAGAGACTTCGTCGACAGCGGAGCTCTATTGGCTAGAGACTCCATAGAATTGAAAAAGGACATCGCTAAAAACACACCGGATATAAACACAAAAGTGAGTTTTACATTGAGCGATGGAGAGTTAATTTCAACAGATCTTCCGATGGGAGCTCAATTCTTCTTTCCAAACATGGACTAACGTGGATGATACTTTACTAAAAATAATACCAATGTTACCGGGACCTTCTTATAGGTCCCATTTCATGACTGAATGTTTCGAATTAACTTATCACGGCGGAGGAGGATTCTCTTGGTCGGAGGTGTGGGAAATGCCCGTATCTCACAGGCGATTCAATCTAAAAAAAATAAACGAGTATCTAGAGAAGGTCCAAGCTATCAGGGACGAACAACAGCAGAAGATAACAGAGAACACGGACATGAAAAAGTTTAAGATACCTGACGCTGTTAAAGAAGCTTCCAAGAAATACGACTTCGTATCTAAAGCAAAACCAAATAAGTAAATATTTATTTGTATAGTATAAAGCAAATGGCAGATAATCAAAATACTGGTCCAAGTCAAAGTAGTCAAGCCGCTTCTAATCTAAAGGATACTAAACAGGCTTTAAAAGATCTCATAAGGTCTGGAGAAGATTTCAATGACATTATAAAAGACCAGGTTAGAGAATTAGGCAAGTTATTAACTGGATATGATAAGGTAAGAAAATCTATAGATGGATATAGGAGTAGTTCTCTAGATGTTAAAAAAATACAAAATGATATAGAGAATACGATAGCAAATCAATTTGTGCAACAAGCCAAAGTTAATCAGTTAGAGGCCAAACTTTCAAAAGACAATCCAGCTCAATTACATACCGCTAATCAATTATTAGGACTTCTCAAACAAAAAGAGGGTTTAACTGGACAAGCGCTAGAAGATTTAGAAGATCAAATAGACGCTCAAATGAGATCGTTGAGTCCACTACAAGCAGAGTATATAGCCAGGCAGAAGTCCTTAGATTTAATTAAACTAACAAATGAAGATTTAGATGAACAATTAGCAAAAGAAAAAGCTGTAGAAAAAGGCATAGGCGTATCGGGCGCAGCTTTTTCTTTGTTTTCTAAAAAATTGGGATTAGGAACGGAAGTTTACGAAAAAATGGTGTCTAAAGCCAGAGAACTTCAAGAAGCTAACGGAAAAATATCAAAAACTAAAGTACTTGGAGCAGGAATTAAAGCAGCAGGAGCAGGACTTTTAGAAAACATTACTGATCCTCTATTAGCAATACCTCTAGCAGGCGCAGCAATTGGGGGTGTTGTAAAAGGTCTAAAAGCTGCTTTTGACTATATCGTAGGCATACAAGATCAAACTGTTAAGTTTGCGCGTGCAATGAACATGTCTACCCAACAGGCGCGCCAATTGAAGATGGAATTTGCTAGCCTAAACGTATCTAACGGAGATCTGTTTGTAAATACGCAAAAACTTGTAGAATCACAAATGGAATTCGTTGATGCGTTGGGAGTAACGAACGTTATGTCTTCAGAGATTCTATCCACAAACATCAAATTAAAAGACATAAGCGGTTTAGAACTCGAAACAAGACAGGGCATAGCAGAAACAGCGGTGATAACAGGAAAAAGCTCAGAATCAGTGGTAAAGTCAGTCCTTGCCCAAGTAGAGGGGCTGAAGAGAGTTACGGGTATTCAATTCCAAAACCAAAAAATACTGAAAGAAGCCTCGAATTTGGGAGGCGTATTGGGACTGCAATTTGCAAAGTATCCTGAAAAACTAACTAAGAGTCTACTTACTGTAAAAGCGATGGGATTGGAACTAAAACAGTTGGATTCCATGGCAGATTCTTTTTTGGATTTCGAATCAAGCATAAGCGCAGAGTTTGAAGCGCAACTGTTGACTGGCAAGGAGATAAATTTGAATAAGGCAAGAGAGCTGTTTTTGAACAACGATCTAGCCGGTGCAGCGTTAGAGATAAATAAACAGGTCGGCAGCAGCGGAGACTTTTTAAAGATGAACAGGATCCAAGCGGAGTCTCTAGCAAAAGCATTCGGAATGTCCAGAGATCAAATGGGAGACATGCTCAAGAGGCAAGAGTTGCTTTCGAGATTGGGCGCCAAAGACACAGACAACGCTAGACAACAATTGCAAATAGGACTTGAGCGGTACAAAACTCACGAGGCTTTAAAAGAAGCAGTCGGAGAAGAAGCTTACCAAAACATGATGAATGCTTCAATGCAAGAAAAGATAGCGGCTTTTATGGAAAAGATAAAACAGTCCATATCCGATTTTGTTGAAAGCAGTGGAATAATAGATAAGATAGAAGGATTTATGGACTATCTATCAAAACCAGAAAACATTAGAGCTGTTATTGTATCTATAAGAGACGTTTTTGCTTCAATAGTAGACATTGTAGCTACTATAGCAGGGGGAGTAGTATCTATACTAGACTTTTTCGGAGCGATATCAGACGCAAAAGCTGAAAGCATTCAAGGGTTTTTGGAAGGAGCAGGAGATCGCGTAAGAGCGCTTGGCGGAGATTTACAATTTGCTGGACCCGGAGTTTCGAACAATAAAGCAAAATCAGAAACAACCACAAACGCACCAGCAACAAACACTACAGTGAATCAAGGATTTACAGGTCCTCAAACCATTTTAATAGAAAACAAAATGCAAACAAACAATGAAGTGCTGCACAGATCTGTGACAAAAGCTGAAGTGCAAAATACAACAACCAAGAACGATAACGCAACAAACAAAAATGTTGCTAGTGGGGGACAATAAAAAATAATAAAATTCAAGAAATGCCTCTAATAGACTTAAGAACTAAATTCACGTCATTGAAGTATGGATCTGACAGACCCAACAACGGTTATTCAGGTCAACCTTACATTCAATTTCCGATAGATCAAGCAGGCGTTCCTACGCAATTTGCAAGCTACTACAAAAGCAATAGATACAGCCTTGATTACCCCATTAGAGGAGGCGGATTAGACTTTGAAATAGGAACGCAAACCCTTACAATATCTGGACGCATAGATAAGGAGCGGATAAAAAAGTTTCTATCAGATTCTCCAAGGGGGACTGCTTTCGTTACAAAACAGATAGGTCTCCAACTGTCAAACCCAAAAACAGAGACGGGAACATCGCTATTCGCTTTCGGATCGGTTAACGCTCTTCCTGGCATTTTGGAAAACACAAGAATCTACAACAGGGGAAGAAACACGCTTGATCAAGTTGGAGTAGCGGGCACAGGTACTCACTTCAACCGTCACGGGCTTTTTCCTTTGGATCTATCTTCTAAATATTACAGCAACATTGTTGGAGCGCAATCGAGAATGACAGTTGACGAGGCCCAAAGCCAAAACAGGTTATTGATACTCCAACAGCTTAAGCTAACAAGCAATTCCCCGATCAGTAACAACACAAACGTACTTGGAAGCCTGAACAAAATAAACCAGTTGGGAATATCGCTAAACAGGAACGTAATCCAGAACTATTTGGGAGGTCCTGGTTCAGCTTACGGAATAGGTAATACAACTATAAGAAGGTACGAAGATACCACAACCGCGGTTAACAAGGTGCGTTCTGGTGCGTCTTTAAGCTACGATCAAATAGCAAACCAAAAAGTAAGGGGCGCCAAAGCTAGAATGGAAAGGCTGACAAGCGTGAATTTACCGGTAGCTGATCAAGACGCTATAGACTACAAATTCTACACGTATTCTAGCGGTTCTATAACGGACAACATAAATTTTTCCGATATAAAACAGTATAGTAGTGATCCGTGGCCTGACGCAAAAGACGACTTGATAAAATTCGGTTTTGAGTGCATAGAAAACGACGATCCTGACAACGCTTTGTTTTTACAGTTCAGGGCCTTTTTAACAGCTGGATTGACGGACAATCACCAAGCTTCTTACAACACGTTTAAGTACATCGGTAGAGGAGAGGACTTTTTTACGTATCAAGGTTTTTCTAGAACCGTGGGATTTTCTTTTAGGTTAGCTGTTTTTTCTAGAAGCGAAATGTCTAGAGTTTACGAAAAGCTCAACTTACTTGTTTCCCAAGTTTACCCTGATTATAGCGCAAACGGAATAATGCGTTCTTCTTTGGTGAGAGTCACAGTGGGAGATTATTTGTACAGGGTACCCGGGTTTTTGGAATCGGTTAACGTGAACATAGACCAAATGTCTAGTTGGGAAATAGATGACGGAGAGCAATTGCCACACTATCTGGACGTGCAAGTGACTTTTAGACCTATTCACGACATTTTACCAAAAAAGACAACGTACGCTTCTCAAACAAATATAATAGCTAACGACTATTTAACAAAACAAACTATCTCTCTTAGAAACGCAACCGCTAGACTGAATACGGGATTGCAACAATTGCAAAGACCTACCGTAAATACTGAGGATTTAAACAATATAATACAAAATCAACAGAACGCTAGAAGGCCTTCTAATTTAGTAAATAGACCAATATAATGTCATACAGATACGAAACCATACCAACTACCAAAGTAGACAACGTTGGAGAACAATACATACAAACAAACGTGTATCCAGACATACCAGTTGTTCAAAACGATAATTACGTAATAACCACTGTTGGAGACAGATTGGACCTGTTGGCTTTGGACTTTTATGGGGACATGACTCTTTGGTGGGTGATAGCGTCAGCTAATAACCTTCCGGGAGATTCAATATATCCCCCCATCGGTGCGCAACTGAGAATACCGGCAAACGCACCAGCGGCTATAAATCAATACAAACAAGAAAATTATACAAGGTAATAAATGTCTTACACAAACATAGATAACGTTTTGGGATACCCAATACCGCAGTGGGTTATGAACCAAGTGTTGCTCAGGTCTGAAATGAACTCGATAGACAATAGAGACAACACAAATCTTGTGCAAATCGCCAACAAATCTGGTTGGGTTAGACTGGTTTCATCAGTAAACGTAGGCAAAAAATCACCTACAAGTTTCGTAACCGCAATAATTCCAGAATTATTTGCTAAACAATTTGTTTTATTTGGAGGAACATCCGCTTACTCTGGTATAACCAACGTCAATGTCGACGATTTTTCCAACAACGTCCCTTCTTACAAATTGAGATCTGGAATAGGCTTAAACGGATCTTACGGAATGCTTGGACAAAACGAGATTCGAGAGTACGGTTTCAGACCATTCCCCGGGATAAAGAGCGTAAAAGTGCAGACGCAGGGCAAGTTGGGTTCTATAAGAGCGGCTGACATTCAATTTAGCGTTAACGATAAAGCTCAACTAGACATCGTAGATTTGTTGTATTTCAAATTGGGATACACCATGTTTTTGGAATGGGGTAACACCTTCTTTTACAAAGAGGACAAGACATCAGCAGACGAAATTAAACCTCAATCGACGCTATACAAAGGAGAAGATTACAGCATAGATCCGTTCGAAAAAGGTTTGGATAAAGACTTGTTAAGATACAAAATAGCCAAATCAGTAAGAAACAGCGACGGTAACTACGACGCGATGTTGGGAATAGTTACGAACTTTAGCTTTACTTCCAACACCGACGGCGGTTACGATTGTAGTTTAAAATTGATGAGTTTAGGCGTTTTGGGTGAAAGCGTTAGAGTTAACAACGTAAACAGTCTAACAAAAGTATTTAGCGCAGCGGTACAAAAGCTCATAAATAACGCAAACGCTGTAATTCGTAGAAATTATGAAAATGCAATAGCCGCTCAGATCCAGAGTGCTTCTCAAAACGCTAGCACGATTGGTATGTGGCCACAGTGTTTTAAAACACTAGTTGACGCTGGTACTGCTAAAATACGGCGATTGTTCGACGGTACGCACGTTATAGAATATCAAGACGTTAGAAATAAGATACTGTATTATTTTTATTATAATGGAAGATACGTGGACGCAAACAATCAACAAAAAGTGGGAGATTGGAAGTGCGTTGGTAATATTTTATACATTGATGGAAATAGATTAATATTAAACGATCAATTTACGTATTCTCAAGCGGTTAATAGAGACAATATTAATAAGGTAAAAAGATATACTAGTGGATGGATTAAAAACTCTAGTCAATTTGAACAATTCAATTATATATACGCAGAAGGTAATACTGTTTTTATTGCATTTGAAAAATTTCAAAAAATAATTTCACCAAGAGACGATACATTTAAAGCTAAGTTAGATTTTGATCAAATAGGCATTAATTCTGAAAATCTATGGAGTGTACCACCTCGTCTTCGATTTGAAGATCCGAGAGAAGTTGTTAGTGATAATAATAAATTAACTAGAGGATCTGGTGTTAACGCGTTTTTGATGTCTTCTTTTAGTGAAAATACCTATAACAACATAAATTATAACTCAATAACCCGATATGAAGTTGAAGCAACTAATAAAATATTAGAGAGAGCATATTTTTATGATTCAAAGTATAAATTAAATAACGAATACATAGAGTTTACAATAAATGTATCTTATGAATTAGAGGATGAGTCATTAAAAACAGTAAATTATGTTGATGATATAGAAAAAAGATTGAATGATATAATTTCAAATAAAGATACGCCATTCGAAGTAAAAATAACCCGTTTTAGTAACTTAAGAGAGGGAGTTGATAAATTAAAATATCAAATAGATGGAACCTTTCCTATAAATGTAACCGAAACAATTACTCGCAGTTCACCAACAGGAGGAACATTAACTAAAACGCAAACAAAACCAAAAACAGTAACTTATAGAATTGAATTTGACGATAGCGATATATTCAAAGACATTCAAATAGAACCAGGATCAAACAGCCTAACCGGAAATTTAATAGATGCTACTGCAGCTGCTGAACAACAACCGCAAACTCAAGAAACACAGGAAGAGGAAGGTCCAACCTTGTTACAGTCATCTGAAATACAAAATAAAGAAGCAGCTCAATACAAATCCCAACTAGAGATAATACTTAGGGCTATACAATTGAACTCCTTTGCTACGGTTGAAAACATAACAGGAGTTACTAAAATACCGTGGTTAAAAAGCGATAATAATAAAACAAATAAAACATTTGTAAAAGACCTCTTTATAAACGGGGCTTTCACAAAAGATTTTGATTATTTAACAAGCCCAAAGGTGTTAACTACGCAAGAAATAGAAGACTATTACACAAAACAAAATAGCGATCACCGGTTTAAAATTCAAGCTTTGTTTGGTTTTCACAAAGCTTTGATGTACGAGAATTACGACGAGGGACTAAAAAATTCTTTTTTAGAAAAATTAAAAGAAGAAAAATACCAGGTAGATTTTGAACAGTTATTCACTTCTTACATAATACCCTACAGACAGAGTCAGAGTTTGATAGAGGGCGTTGACATTCACTACCCGTGTTATATACCATTGTCTTGGTTCTTTTTTATATTGAATCACTGTTGTTTGCTTTACGACACTAGTAAGAAAGACTCTAACGTACCTTTGTTTTATTTGGATTTCAACCCCAAGTCAAACGTGTGTCAAACTTCACCAAGCTCGTTAACAACCGATCCGTTGAAGTTTGTGATACCATTTAACGGTAATCTTAGTGATTATAAAGCAATCTTTGATAAATTGTTAGTTAATAACGAATATGTATTGGGTGATGAATCAGATCCAGAGAATAAATTACCACAACAAAAATTGTGGAACGAGGATAGCATTTCTCAATCAATACCAAAAACAATAGATGGTGAGGATAAAAACGGCTATAGATCTAAGTTTTTAAATACGTTGGTTAGCATAGATTACCTTTTGAGTTCAATTAAATCTTTCTCATTTAAAGACGAAACAGACAGCGTTTATTTTAAGGCTTTGATTGAAAACGTTTTAGCGGATTTGAGTAGGTATACAGGTTTAAATAACGCGTTTAGATTAAGCTATTGCGATGAAGCTAACTGTTTCGCAGTAGTCGATGATCAATTTGTTCCAGGCGTAGCAATGGCAAACACTGTAGATGCATTAACTGAAAATGCGCATAAAAAATACAAAAGATTGGGATTAAGCACACAATGCGAATTGCCGCTATTCGGTAAAAAATCGGTAGCGAGGGATTTTAGAATCAGTACAGACATCAGCACAAAACTTGCGAGTATGCTTGCGATATCCGCAAACGCAGATGTTGGTAACAGAACAACAGCCGCAACTGATGCGACAACCTTTGGTAAACCTAACATAGGACTGGAAGATAGATATAAAACGGTTATAACCGCTAACCAAGACAATGAGCTCAACAAAAAAGCAAACGATAGGAATGTAGTTAGATCTGAAAGAGAGGCCGCTCAGCAATTCAATAACGCTATATCCATGTTTTACAAAGGCGCGCCAATAGGAGGAACAACTGGGGATGCGATAACAGAAAATTACACGTCTCACGCCACGTCTTACTACGTAGAACGCGTTGCCAAACTAAGGGGAGAGGACTCCGGTTCTGAATCTACCATGGTATTACCGTTATCTATCGACTTTTCGACAGACGGAATTTCAGGTTTGTCAATGATGCAAGGTTTTACCGTTAACGATCAACTGTTACCCTACTCGTATACTTCTACAAATCTAAGTCGATTAAAAGGCAAAGATAGAAGAGTGGGATTCGTTGTTACAGGCTTGAATCACACGATAGAAAACAACACTTGGACCACAGAAGTAAAAGGCAACATGTATTTTATCAAGAGTAAAGAAGACTTTAATAGACAGGCCGGTAAACAAGCTCAGGGTAACTTTGTTATTCCTTTGTTACAAACATTTAACCAATCTTCTGCAAACACAGAATATACGACTGATAATAAACAATCTTCACAAGAAGCAAAAACAGCGGCAGAAAAATATTTACGCAGAGCAATAACAGATAAAGAATGGAATGAATTAGTTTCTGCAGTATTTGCTGAGGCTAGTAGAAATACGACTGAAGAAGCATGGGTAATGGCAGTGATACTAAATAGAACTAGAACTAAATTTAATAAAGCTAATACAATAACAGATGTGTTAACTCAAAAATTCCAATTCCAATCTGTTACAGGGGATAAGAAGAATGGATATAGGCCTAAAGAAAATTATATAAAAGGACCTTCCTCAAGGCAAGCTAATTCTATATATAATGCGACTAAGATATTGGAGACAATACCAGAAAATTATTTATATTTTACGTCTAATGTAGTTGCAGCATACAAAGACGTACCAAACGGTTTAAATTTTAGAGATTCATTGTTGAAAAAAGGCGGAAAAATAATAGGCGATACTATATTCTCAACAACAGCGTAATATGTCAATAAGATACTATCCATCATTTAGAGTAAAGACAAATTTAAGAACAGAGGGAAGCGACTTTCTCTTGAACGGAAAACCGTACAGGGGTTTTTATTACCAAACCTTTGACAGCAGGTTCTATTCAGGCAAGAATCCAGCTACTGGTAAAAACGAGAGACTCACTCCAATCTCTACGTACGAGAACGCTCCCGGCATAAACGACTACGTTGCCCCGTATTCTGCTGTTGAGAAATTCGCTTCTTCAACAGGAGTAAAAAGACTGACCGCCGTACAACCAAACAAAACAGAACCCGTGTCTTATTATCCCACACCAACTGAGCAAGACTACAAAAAGGGCTCAATAGTTAGGTACTTTGTGAAGAGGATCAACGATCAGGGATACGTAAAAGAAATATCGCAAGAAGAGTATGCTTCGATAAAAAACGGTACAGCCACTTACGACGTATCTTTCTACCAAATAGCCGAGCTTTTTTGGAAACTAACTGGACCTATAAACACTGTTAGGCTTTCTCAATACGACATAAGAGCGGGCATAGTTGATACAAATAAGCGACTCACTGAAAACTTAGACAAAACTTTCCTTGGAATAAAAGCGTTCATAGGTGAGGAGTACGCGAAATTTTCAAGAGTCACCCAATAGATAAGTTTTTCTGGCTAATTTATAGCAATTATATTGCGTTAAAATAAAGGTTATATGTATTTTTTGATTGAGACAGAAGATCAACTGCGATCTTTACCGATAACTGATACTTGTTTTGTACAAGCAGTTCCTTACAACTACAATTATAATCCTGTTTTATCAAAAGCGTGTCTGTTCTATTATAGAACAAAAGATAAGGGTTACATAATGTCCATAGATCACTCTGAAACCTTTTCTCTAAAGGAATGTCTTATTGTAGATTTTATAGAAAAACACAAAAAGGTATTCTTACTAAACAAAAAATTCCACTCAAAATACTTTAACACAAAAAATGCTGTGGATCTTTTGTTCACAGAGTTAGAGTTAAACGGAGAAATATCAAATCAAGAACTAAGGACAACAGTACAGATAGATTACGATAGAAGATTTTACGATTTAGATTATTTAAACAAAGTTCTACCTATAACTAAACACTACGAACACTTAGAGAACCTGTACGATAAATACAGCGAGTACATAAAAAAGTGCGCTAGTAACGAAAAGATAGACAAAGTTATAGAAGCGTACGATTACGTTGAAAGGTCCCCCATAAGAGTTAAATTACAGGACTTTTTAACAGTTAATTCAGTAAAAAACCAAAGCGTGTTTATAGAAGGAGACCTAGTGTACGGAAACTATAATTTGTACAATCAAACGGGACGTCCCACAAACTCTTTTAACGGGGTTAACTTTCTTGCAATACCAAAGAAAGAAGAACACAGAAAGTGCATCATTCCCAGTAACGACTACTTTGTTGAGTTTGATTTCGATGCTTACCACGTGAGATTGATAGCTAACGAATTAGGCATCAAACTACCAGACACCTCTGTCCACGAGTACTTGGCCAAGCAGTACCTCCAAAAGGACAACATATCAGAGAGCGAATACAAACAATCCAAGACAGAAACCTTCTCTGCGCTGTATGGGAACGCATCCGGTAAGCACCATCACGTACCGATCATAAAAGCGATACATGATCTATCCCAAAAAATAACGCGCAGGTACGACTCGGATGAGCTCCTGGAGCTGCCTACCGGAGTAAAAATACACAAAAAGTGCGGTCCGGATTCTAATAAGATATTCAATTACTATGTACAGAATTTAGAAACTTACAATAACGTTGAAAAAATACTGCAATTGAAGAAATTGCTAAAAGGCAAAAAGACAAGGCTTTTACTCATAACATACGATTCGTTTTTGTTCGATTATTCGGTAGAAGACGGTAAAGAGTTGCTTGTGAGCATCAAGAGCACTTTAGAGAAAAACAACACTCCGGTGAAGTTTAAATACGGTAAAGATTACTCCTTCATATAATTTAATATATTTATAGATACTAGTTATGATGTTTTTACAAGAAGACGAACTTTCAAGAGAAATGATGACAAACAAACTGTTCTGTACATTCACAACAGAAGAACATTTGGACGAGCTAATATCAGAAATAAATAGGGAATACCCAGTTCTTTATAAAAAGATTTTTGTGCTAAGTTCCCCAGACTCCGAAGAACTGATGTGCACATATAACATAGACTACGAGGTTACCCAACCACGCATAATAAAAAATACGATACTTGTTCACAGAAAAAAAGAAACAAACACGCTATACACAATAAACTCTTTGAACGCTTTGATCATGAGTTTAAACGGAGGAGTGTTGAACAACAAGTATCCAATTCACTGGCCAGACTACAGAAACTCGATATTGCTAGTGCAAGACGGGGGTTTCAAAAAGAGAAACACCGAAGTTAAAAAGGTAGTACACTTGTAACGTAATCTTTAGATTTTAACTCTTTTCACATATATTTACTCAATAAAGTTACAAAAATTATGGACATCAAGCAGTTACGCGCACGCCTTGAAGCGCTACAGAACCCTAAGAGTTCTCAAAAAGGCGATTTACCAAAGACCCTATGGGCACCGACTGTTGGAAAGCATTCGGTTAGAATTGTACCTTCTATGTACAATAAAACAAATCCGTTCACAGAGCTTTATTTCCACTACGAGATTGGCAACAAAACGATGATTTCTTTGACAAATTTTGGAGAGAAGGATCCCATCGTAGAGTTCGCGCAAAAGCTTAGAAAATCCTCAGAAAGGGAGGATTGGATGCTTGCAAAGAAGCTTGAACCAAAGATGCGAGTTTTTGCTCCCGTTATCGTTAGAGGACAAGAAGACAAAGGCGTCATGTTATGGGGCTTCGGAAAACAAATCTTTATGGACTTGTTATCTATTGCTGAAGACGAGGACGTAGGAGACTACACAGACGCTCTCTCTGGCAGAGATATAACTATCGAGACGCTGGGAAAGGAAACAACAGGTCTTACTTACAACAAATCTACGATCAGAGTTAGAACAAAAGTTACGCCTCTTTCAGAAAACGCAGACGAGATCAAGAAGTGGTTACAAAACCAACCCGATCCAAAAGCGCAATTTAAAAAATACGGTTATGACGAATTGAAAGCAGCTCTTTTGGGTTACTTGAATCCAGAATCTGAAGAAGAAACAACCACTACGACTGTAGCGCCACAAAAGCCCGCAGAAGAGCAAACAACTGGTGATTTACCCTGGGAGAAAAAACCAGAGGGTGAGTCAAACAAAAAGTACTCTTTAAATACATCGAAACCAGACGTTGACTCTAAGATAGACGAATTATTCGATTTCTAACAACCACATAAAAGCCCCTCTAACGAGGGGCATTTTAATCTAATATGGCAAAAGCTACAAAAAGTTTGAATGGCGCCATTTCCGGAGCAGTGAAGGGCCAATTCAATTTAGAGAATTTTAAAAAGAAAAAGAACTTAAGCACAACTTCCGTAAAGTTTAAGGACGATAGGTGGATACCTCTCTCAAAAGCTTTTCAAGAGGCTTTACAGATTCCTGGTTTACCGATCGGTCACATATCGCTTTTAAGAGGGCACTCAGACACAGGAAAAACAACGGCTTTATTGGAAGCAGCAGTATCGTGTCAAAAGATGGGCGTACTGCCGGTGTTCATTATCACAGAGATGAAGTGGTCTTGGGAACACGCAAGACTCATGGGACTTCAATTCAACGAAGTCGCAGATTCAGATGGAGTTGTTTGCGATTACGACGGCTTCTTTATATACGTAGATAGAGAAAAGTTGAATTGCGTTGAAGACGTTGCAGCGTTTATCGCAGACATACTAGACGAACAAAAGAAGGGCAACTTGCCTTACGACCTTTGTTTCTTCTGGGACTCTGTTGGTTCGATACCGTGTAAAATGTCTGTAGATAAGTCCACTAACAATAACGAGTGGAACGCAGGAGCTATGTCACAGCAGTTCGGTAACTTCATCAACCAAAGAATAGTATTGTCAAGAAAGGAAAGTCAACAGTACACAAACACGCTCATCGCTATTAACAAAGTGTGGGTGGCAAAGCCTGACAATCCAATGAGTCAACCAACCCTACAGAACAAAGGGGGTAATACCATGTACTTCGACGCTTCTCTAGTTATCACTTTCGGTAACGTAGCAAAGGCGGGTACAAACAAAATCAAAGCAACTAAAGGCGGTAAAGATATCGAATTTGCTAAAAGAACAAGAATATCCTGCGATAAGAATCACGTTACTGGGGTTACAGCTGTCACAAAAGTGATAATGACTCCCCACGGATTTATTGCTGATTCACCGTCGTCTATAAACAATTACAAAAACGATCATTCGGAAGAATGGATGAAAGTGTTCGGATCAACAGACTTTGAATTGATAGAAGAGCAAGTGGAAACCTCAGTAGTTTACGACGATACAGAATAAAAACAAACAATGAAAGAAGATTATAAAAAAATGTTCGACTCTCTCACAGAACAAAAAGAGGAGTTGAATATAGACAGTCGTGTGTTGTTGATAGACTCTTTGAACATGTTCATGAGGTCTTTCGCAATAATACAACACACAAACAAAAGTTTAACACCTATAGGAGGCCTAACAGGTTTCCTTAGGTCGTTAGGCAGCTCGATAAGCCTCGTAAGACCAACGAGAGTTATACTAGTTTTCGATGGCAAAGGTTCTTCGACAAACAAGAGGTACATATATCCAGAGTACAAAGCAAACAGAGGCATAAGAAGGATAACCAACTGGGATCACTACGAGAATCAAGAAGATGAGTCAGAATCCATGACTAACCAACTTGTTAGATTGATAGAATACCTAAAGTGTTTACCCGTAGATCTTGTTTCTATTGACAAAATTGAAGCAGACGACGTGATAGGACGCTTAGCAAAGAAGTACGGAAAAGAAGTCACCGTAGTTTCAAGCGATAGGGATTACTTGCAATTGGTCGACGATAGGATAACTGTGTTTTCTCCCACAAAAAAGATATTCTACAATAAACGTAGAGTTCTAGAGGAATACGGTGTACACCCAAACAATTTCTTGATTCAGAAGATGCTTCTCGGAGACACTGGTGATAACGTTCCAGGCGTCAACGGTCTTGGCCAAAAGACACTATTGAAGGAGTTTCCAAAGCTGGCCAACGAGACGCCAGTAACCCTGGAAGAGATTTTGGAAGTTTGCGAAGGCGGAAGTAAGAAAGTTCATGGAAATGTATTAAGTTTCAAGAACCAACTGAAGATAAACCAGTTGTTGATGGACCTTAACAATCCTAACATACCTGATGAAGACGTACTCGCTCTCGAAAACATGCTACTAGAACCGTATAAGCATTTTGATTCCCAGGAATTTGTAAAATTGTATAACGAAGACGATTTAGGCGCTAGCATAAAAGAACCGAGATCGTGGCTATACAAAAATTTTAACGAACTAAGTAAATACAAAATGTAATATGAGTACACTAAATACGTTGCAACAATACGGGGTTGGATTTCAGATAAAAGTGTTGTCTTCTTTGCTAAAACATAAAGAGTTTCTACACGGTATATACGATATTTTAAATCACGAAGAGTTCGATAATCCTGCGCACCGTTGGATTGTTTCAGAAACTCTAAAGTACTATTCCAAGTACCACACTAATCCAACGCCAGAGTACATGGCTGTAGAAGCCAAGAAATTGGATAATGAGATTTTAAAGATAAGCGTAGTAGAACAGTTAAAAGAGTGCTTAAAAGCCATTAACGAAGACAGGGAATACGTTGAGATCGAGTTCAGCAACTTCTGTAGAAACCAAAAGCTTAAGCAAGCGTTGATGAGTTCTGTAGAAATGTTAACCAAGGGTCAATACGACGATATCAGATCTACAATCGATCAAGCTCTAAAGGCGGGTCAAAGTCGAGACATCGGACACGAATACGAAAAAGACATAGAAACTAGATACCGCTTGGAAGAACGCGGAGCAGTTCCAACAGCTTGGGAACACATAAATGAGTTATTGATGGGAGGTTTAGGAGGCGGAGATTTGGGCATGGTATTGGGATCCCCAGGTGGAGGTAAGTCTTGGTTTTTAATTAATCTGGGCGCAATGGCTGTAAAGGCTGGATACAACGTGAATCACTACACTTTGGAGCTTTCTCAAGAATACGTAGCAAAAAGGTACGATTCTCTATTCACAGGCATTGAGTTTCAAAACATACACAAGAAAGAGAACAGAGAGTTGATAGAAAGCACAATACAACAGCTGCCAGGCAAACTGTTAGTTAGAGAATATCCAATGGGAAAAACAACTGTATCAACAATAGAAACTCACATTCAAAAGTGCGTCAGTCTGGGAAACAAACCAGATCTGGTGATAATAGACTACGTGGATCTGATAAAATCAAGATCTAAGTCGAGCGAAAGAAAGGACGAGATAGACGATGTATACACTTCTGTGAAAGGTCTTGCTAGACAGCTCAAGCTTCCAATATGGACTGTAAGTCAAGTTAATAGAATGGGAAGCAAAGACGATATCATCGAAGCGGATAAGATAGCTGGTTCTTACGATAAGATCATGATTGCCGATTTCGCAATGTCTCTATCTAGAAAAAGGGAAGACAAATTGAACGGCACAGGTAGAATTCACGTCATAAAGAACCGATTCGGTTCAGACGGCATGACTTTTGCTGCTAAAATAGACACCTCTAACGGAAACATACAGATAGATTCTAACGAATTAGACGAATCGGAGATACAAACTTACGATAATAACAAACAAAATAATAACATGAATAACTCTGACCGAAGATATTTATCAGATATGGCTAACAAATTTTTTGAGCTAGGGGGTTAAAATCGAAAAACAAACATATTTATTGATACAGTTAAAACATTAAGAAAATGAGCTTATTAAATAAATTTTTGAACGCGATCAAGGGTGACGGTTTTAGATTGTCTGATAATCCTCCCAAGTATACTGATGAAATGTTACTCATGAACGCTGAGGCTAACTCAACGGCTGCTGTTAACTCAACAAAAAACGTTTTGAAAACTCAAAAGGCTGTTAATAAAGCTAACACCACTATACCAAGCGGTAGATAGTTAACTCAAACATCACATTACTACTATTCATTTTTTGATTGAAAGATCAAGGGTAAAATTTTTTGCTATAGAGAAAACCTATAGGGTATATTATATTATTTAAAATTTAAACTTATATGTAAAATGCACATTACGCAATCGATATTAAGCGATTTGACTACGTACATGAAGTACTCAAAGTACAAAAAAGAGTCAAAAAGAAGAGAATCTTGGAAAGAGTTAGTAGACAGGAACAAGAGCATGCACTTGAAGAAATTTCCTGAGTTAGAAAAAGAAATAGAACACGCTTATTCGTATGTGTACGATAAAAAAGTTTTGCCTTCTATGAGAAGTATGCAGTTCGCTGGTAAACCTATAGAAATATCTCCAAATAGAGTATATAACTGCGCGTATCTACCAATTGATGATATACGCTCATTTTCAGAGGTTATGTTTCTTTTGTTGGGAGGCACAGGCGTTGGATACTCTGTTCAACGACACCACATAGAAAAGCTTCCAGAAATTATAAAACCAAACGCTAACAAACACAGAAGGTTTTTGATAGGAGACAGCATCGAGGGATGGGCAGATTCGATCAAAGTATTGATTAGATCGTATTTTGAAGGCGGTTCAACGGTTGTTTTCGATTTCTCAGACATTAGAGCAAAAGGAGCCGAACTAGTTACATCAGGAGGTAAAGCACCTGGTCCTCAACCGTTAAAAGAGTGTTTGGTAAAAATCGAAGGCATTCTATCTACAAAAGAAAATAACTCAAAACTTTCTTCGATAGAAGTTCATGACATCGTTTGTCACATAGCAGATGCTGTATTAGCAGGAGGAATTCGTAGAGCAGCACTTATCAGCTTATTTAGCGCTGATGATGAGGAAATGATAGCTGCAAAATCTGGAGCCTGGTGGGAATCAAACCCGCAACGTGGAAGAGCTAACAACTCTGCTGTGTTATTGAGAAATAAAGTAACAAGAGAGTTCTTCATGTCTCTTTGGGAAAAAATTAAAAACTCTGGTTCAGGAGAACCCGGCATATACTTGAATAACGATAAAGATTGGGGCACGAACCCTTGTTGCGAAATCGCTTTACGCCCTTACCAGTTCTGTAACCTTTGCGAAGTAAATGTTTCTGATGTGGTAGATCAAGAGGATCTAAACAATAGAGCAAAAGCGGCATCGTTTATTGGCACCCTTCAAGCTTCTTACACAGATTTCCACTACTTAAGACCTGTTTGGCAAAGAACGACAGAGAAAGAGGCTTTAATTGGCGTTGGCATGACTGGAATAGGTTCGGGAAAAGCTCAGAAGTTCGATCTTAAAGAGGCAGCATTGGCAGTAAAAGAAGAAAACGAAAGAGTGGCTAAAATGCTTGGAATAAACACCGCTGCGAGATGCACAACTATCAAACCTTCAGGTACAAGCTCTTTGGCGTTAGGCACGTCTTCAGGCATCCACGCGTGGCACAACGATTACTATATCAGACGCATACGTGTTGGCAAAAACGAAGCAATATATACCCACCTATCAATTCACCATCCTGAGCTAGTAGAGGACGAGTACTTTAGACCTCACGATACAGCTGTTATTTCTGTTCCGCAAAAAGCACCAGACGGAGCTATATTAAGAACAGAATCCGCTTTAGATCTTTTGCAAAGGGTAAAGTTCTTCTACGAAAATTGGATAAAACCAGGACACAGAACAGGACAAAACACTCACAACATATCTGCTACGGTTTCTATAAAAGACAACGAGTGGGAAGAAGTTGGAGAGTGGATGTGGGAAAACAAACACTGTTATAACGGACTTTCAGTTTTACCTTACTCTGATCACACATACGTTCAAGCGCCTTTCGAGGATTGCACAAAAGAAAAGTACGAAGAGATGTTGTCACACCTAACAAACTTGGATCTTACTCAAGTTGTTGAATTCGAAGACTTAACCAATCTTAGAGCAGAGGCTGCTTGCGCAGGGGGAGAGTGTACTATAACAGAATTGTAACCAATGAAAAAAGAATTCGAAGAGAATATTCACTATTACACTGAAAAGGGTAAAATAATATTCACCGAAATCTATCACTTACAGAGGGGCAGTTGTTGTGGAAATTCGTGTCGACACTGCCCCTACGAACCAAAGCACACCAAAGGCAACACTCTCACTGAAACCGATAATTTTAAGGATAGTAAAAATTAAGTTATATTTAAAATAAAAAAATGACATTTGTTATAACAAGAGAAAGCGTGTATTTCGTTATTTGTGTGGCATTGCTAATTTTACAGATATACCAATATTATAGACTAAATCAAACGGAAAAGCATGTTGAAATACTAACAAATCAACTAATGATATTGTTTTTATCAATAAGACCCAAAGAAGATGGAAAAAAAGAAATCCAAGAAGAAAAAGAAGGCTGAAGGATTGGGAGACTCTATAGCAAAAGTCACCGAATTGCTTTATCTTGATAAACTAGCACAGTTTGTTGCTGAGTCTATGGGAGAAGATGATTGTGGGTGCACAAGGAGAAAAGAAAAACTTAACGAATTATTTCCATACAAAGATAAACACAAAGAAGAATAGTTATGACAACAAAAAGTTATGTGCTCGTAGACTCTTTAGACAAAGTTAAAGAGATGGCAAAGTATAATGCAAGCGAGGAATTGATATCGTTTGATACAGAAACAAACTCCCTTAACACAAGAAGCGGAAAAATAATAGGTTTTTCTGTTACATCAAAAATAGGTACTGGTTATTACATACCAACGATGGTTTTTTCTGATGGACAATTAAAAGACTATTACATAGAAAAAAAGGAATTAGCTCACGAAATAGCAAAAAAATTGTTATCCCTTTTGGTTGGTAAAAAAATAATAGGTCACAACCTATCTTTCGATTGTAGATTTGTAAAAAACTTCTATGGTATAGACCTAACTCCTTACATACACGCAGACACCATGCTGCTTGTTCACACGTTAAACGAGGAAGGCGCAGGGTACTCTTCGAACTCTCCGTTTGCTTTAAAAGAAATAGCTAAAATGGTTCAGAGTCAAATCGGTTTGGACGTAACCGCTGAAGCGAACGAAGAGCAGATAGAGCTAAAATCTTCTATAAAAGCAAACGGAGGATCAATATCAAAAGACAACTACGAAATATATAAAGCAGATCTACAAATATTAGCTAAATACGCTGTCGCAGATACAGATCTTGCGCTTCGCATATTCAACTACTTCGAACCAAAACTTGACGAAGAGAATTTAAGAAAGTTCTTTTACGAAGACGAGGTGATGCCACTTTATAGAGAGGTTACTATACCTATGGAAGATTGCGGTGTTAAGCTTGACATGGATTTGATGTCATCTGCGAAGCAGCGAATCTCAGCTGATCTAAAAAAGTATCATGATTTGGTTGTAAAAACGTTGTTAGAAAAAGAAAACGTCAGAACGTGGGTTTTGATAAAGGCGATGGACGCTTATCCTCCAAATCACAAAGGTTCATACGCTCAAGAGCTTGTAAAATATTACGATCTAAAACTTTCTATATCAGAAAAGACTGGTAAGTACTCGCTTAATTCGAACGATATCCACGATCTTGAAGATGGACCGATAAAAGAGTTCCTACTTACAGGAGACGAAACAAAGTTACCTGACGATGTCAAAGCTAAAATTTCCATGAACATGTGGAAAGAGAGTAATAATGGAAACTATTTCAATATCCAATCAAAGGATCACATGGGAGAAATAGCATTCGCAGCGTTGGGAATAAAGCCACTGTCTGAAACTAAAACTGGAAAACCCCAATTCGATGACGACTTGATTCAATCGATTGCACCAAAACACCCGTGGGCAAAAGACTTGCGAATATACAATAAGCTGCTTAAAATAAAATCAACATACATCGATAGGTTTTTAGAAGCAGAAGAACACGGAAAATACTACTTTTATTACAAGCAACACGCAACTGTGTCAGGAAGATACGGATCAGATGCGCAACAGTTACCCAGGCCAAAAGAGGACGGAGATGACGAACCTATAGTTATAGAGTACAATAACATGATTAGAGCTTTCTTTGTGCCTAAAGAGGGTAACATATTCATAGATTGCGATTACGAGTCTCTCGAACCAAAGGTGTTTTCTCACGTATCTAACGACGAGGGATTAAAAGACATTTTTAGAAACAATTGGGACTTTTACTCCACCATCGCAATAAAAACAGAAAAATTAAACCAATACTCTCCAGACAAAAAAGCGCCAAACTTCTTAAAAAAGGTTGCTCCCCAAATCAGAAACAAAGCAAAGGCTTACTCGTTGGGTATTCCTTACGGAATGGGTGCATACGCGTTGGGAATGACGCTTGGAGTTAAAAAGAAAGAGGCGGAAGAGCTTGTGAACGGATACTTAAACGGGTTTCCCAACCTTAAAAAATGGATGGAAGATTCTAGAGAATTTACAAAAAAGAACGGTTACATAAAAACGCAAGTAGGAAGAATTAGACACTTGCCAAAAGTAAAAAAACTGTACGAACATTTTGGAGATTCTTTGTTAGAGTTTGAAACAAGAAGACAGCTAGAGAAAAGTCACGGACCCGATAAAGCAAGATCTCTAGTGTTAGATTACAAGAATGGTTTAAACAACTGCATCAACGTGCAAATACAGGGCCTTGCAGCTTCCATCGTTAATAGAGCTGCGATTGCCATAAACAGAGAGTTCAAAAATAAAGGCATAAACGGTTTGGTGATAGCGCAAATACACGATCAGCTGGTTATGGAAGTGGAAGAGCATCGCGCTGAAGAAGCTGCTAAAATAGTACAAAATAAAATGGAAAATACCACAGTGTTGAGCGTGGATTTAGTGGCTCCACCAGCTATAGCCCACAATCTTAGAGACGGCCATTGATAAAAAGTTAACATTAAGTTAATGTCACATTTAAACTTTTTAAAAGTACTTTTTGTATTTATTTAAAATGATATGAAAAGGTTAATTTTATTGGTTTTATTTTTTATCTGTTTCTCTCTTAGTAGCTTTTGTCAAGACACCGTATTCAATAGGACACTATCTGAAATTACAATTTACCACACAGGAAAAAAATCAAGCGAAAATTCTGTTTTAACTTCCATACGTAACAACTCTTCGATATCGGATGGTTTATCAATAGAGTTCGTTAAAAAAACACCTGATAGAAGTTTGGGAGACGCTTTAAAAAGAATAAGCGGAGTTACAGTACAAAACGATAAGTTTGTATTGGTTAGAGGGTTGGCAGATAGATACAACTCTGCGATGCTCAATAAAACCATGCTTCCGTCAACAGAACCAGACAGAAGAGCGTTCTCTTTCGATATCATACCAACAAACTTGATAGACAATGTAGTTGTTAATAAATCAGCGTCGGCTAACCTACCGGGAGATTTTGCTGGCGGAGTTATTCAGGTTTCTACTAAAGAGGTTTCTAACAACTTTTTTAACATTGGAATTGGAAGCGGATACGGGTTGATTTCGACAAATAAAAAATTCCAATTGGTTGATAAGATAGATTTTCCAACAAACTTCCCGTCAACTTACAAATTTAGAACAGGCAGCAACGGAGATAAGAGAGCTTATACTAAGTTAATGCCTTCTCCACTGTCTGAAAGTTTTACTTCTCCTTTGAATGTAAACAGCAATTTATCTATTGGAATAAAGAAAAAAAGTTTCAATCTATTATTTAGCTCAACCGCAAGGAACTCGTTTTCTTTAAATTACACAGATAGACAAGACTACCAGTCTTCAACAGAACTCGCCTACAAATACAAGGACACTTCATTTATAAACACAAAGTCTGTCAACGGGTTATTAAACATAACTTATCTAAATAAAAATAGGTTTAGTCTCAAAACCCTGTTCAATCATCAAGTAGAACAACTGTACTTAGTTCGTAGCGGAGATAACTTCGATAACTTACAAAGCGTAAGAAGCAATTCTTCTAACAACGTTATAAAAACCGTAATTAACACTCAATTTGATTCCAAAATTAAAAATTGGAACATTAATTTGGGACACAACCTCACTCTTAGAGATCAACCCGACTATAGAATTAATCCAGTAACTAAATCTTTAAACTCAAACGAAAACTACTCTATTGCTTTTAGAGATACATACAGATTCTGGAGCATTATGAATGAAAACAGTTTTAATTTTGGTGTAAACACTAATTTTAAAAACTTAAAAATAGGCGGAAGTTACGTTAACCGAGGCAGATCTTTCCAAGCTAGAGTTTTTAGGTATGATTTTATAGACATGTTAAACGAAATAACGAACAATACTGATAGGTATAGTGCAAATTTTAACTTGCTTAGCAGCTATGCTATGATAGATAAAGACTATAAAAAGTGGAAATTTAACGTAGGAATTAGAAACGAATACAACGAATTTAAAGTAAATACAGCGGATTTTAGCGGAGATGGGATTGAAGTTTATAGAAAATATTTTGATCCTTTACCGTCATTAAATGTTTCTTACAATCTAGCAAAAACAAAATATAGATTCTCTCTAAGCAAAACTCTTTCCAGACCAGAATTTAGAGAAGTAGCCAATTTTGCCTATTACGATTTTGTAAGAAACGCACAATTGCTTGGTAATTCTAATTTACAAAAAACTGACATATACAACTTGGATTTGAAGTACGAATTTTATCCAAAGACAGGAGAAAATGTGTCTGTTTCTGTGTTTGGTAAAAATTTTCTTAGACCGATAGAACAGATTGTGGCAGATGGTTCCGTACCTTCAAATTTGTTATTGACTTACACAAATCCAAAATCTGCAGTATTATACGGTATAGAATTTGATGTTCGTAAAAAAATAAGTAAGGCTTTTGATTTTTACATGAATTCATCTTTTGTCAATTCTAATGTTAGGGGATTGAATCGCCAGATGCAAGGACAATCAAACTACGTAATAAACGGAGGCTTAAACTTTCATAAAAAGAATAATACGGTTAACGTAACTTATAACAGGGTCGGAGATAGAATATCAGCTGTTGGCTTTCAAGGTTACGACGATATATTTGAAAATTCTAGAAACGTAATAGACTTTGTATACCTATATAAACTAAAAAATACAGAGTTTAAGCTTGCCGTAAGCGATATATTGGCCCAACCAACAGTATATTACCAAAAAACAAGGGGCGAATTAATTAAAACAAACAACGAACAAACCATTTCAATATCATTAAACATAAACCTATGAAGAAATTAATCACGCTTTTAATGCTAACAACGTATTTGGTGTCTTGCAAAAAACAGTTGGGACAGGACGAAGACGTTTTGAACGTACCATCTTCCACAATCATATCCGGTACTATCAACACAACTATAAATTTGACTTCTGATAAAGTGTGGACTTTAAAGGGGTACGTTTACATAACAGACGGAGCAAAAATTATCATTCAACCCGGTACGGTTATAGTTTCTGATGTGGCCGAAAAGGGTGCTTTGTGTATAGAAAGAGGCGCTCAAATCATAGCAGAAGGAACTCCTTCAAAGCCAATAATATTCACATCAGGTAAGCCAATAGGAGAAAGATCCCCGGGTGATTGGGGAGGCATTGTTATTTTGGGAAAAGCAAAAACAAACAGATCCTCTGAACCCACTATAGAGGGCGGGATAGGTAGACCTTACGGTGGAACCAACAACGAAGATAACAGTGGAATATTAAAGTACGTTAGAATAGAGTACGCAGGAATAGCCGCTCTACCGAACTCAGAAATTAACGCGTTGACTTTGGGAGCAGTTGGATCAGGAACCACGATAGAATACGTACAAACAATATACGCTAATGATGACGCTTTTGAATTTTTTGGAGGCACAGTTTCTCCCAAAAACCTTTATGCTTATGCAACAGCTGACGACGATTTTGATTTTGATTTCGGTTACACTGGCACTGTTACGAGGGGAGTTGCTAAAAGAGACCCATCTTTTGTAGACAACGGAGACGCTGGGAATGGCGTTGAGTGCGACAACGACGGTGTTGGGTCACCTGCACAACCTTTCACACACCCCAAACTGGTTAGCATGGTTTTGATAGGTCCTTTTGAATCTTCTGCGTTATCGAACCACAATTTGGGTTTAAGGTGGAGAAGAGCTACTCAATTCACAGTTAGCGATTCTAAAATAATAGGTTACATGAAGGGTTCGTTCTCAATCGAATCAAATGAAACAGCACAATCGTACAGGGACAATTTGAGTGCTTTCACAAATAACGAGATTCAATCCTTTGATCCAACACAAAACTTCAGATCAACTTCGGTACTTTTAACAGCAGCGCAGATGAAAAGCAAAGCAATTGTTGAAGGCAATAAAGAAACGTTTTATACCAAAAACGAAGCTGAGACACTGTCTAAACCCTTTTGGGTAAATGGATGGACAAGGTTTCCACAAAAGGGGTATTAAAACCAATGTCACTTAAAAGATAAGTTGTTATAAGTTAGTAGAAAGTTGTTTATTTATACATAAACGCTAGTACTTGGTGGGCTAGCAGTTACGAAAAACAATAATTAACCGCTCACTTAATAGGAGCACAAAATCTCAGAGATGGTCACTAACACATATTTATAATAAAACTAAGAGTACATTGAAAAGCTTAATAACAATAATAAAAGAAATAATTGATCAATCTATTCAACAAGCCAAATACGAAAAATGGGAATTGGGTTTAATTAAAGCTTGGGGACAATTACTATATCTTGGCTATCATGAACTTCCTAAAACTATAAATAAAATTGTTGACGAAAAAATAACAAAAAAGACTTTTGAAGAATACTATGAAAATGCTGATACAGATGAAGATTTGCAAGATTGGATGAGCGATTCACCGCCTACTATGAATGGAGGATTTGCTGTATTTGATAAAAATAGATTATCTTCGATGTTAACACAAATTGCTAATAAAACAAAAACAACCGAACCAATAAAAGTTTATCGATACGAAAATGTAGACTATGAAGAGGGTTGGAATTCATACACTACAGACATAGATGATGCTACTTACGGCGGAGACAACTTAAGAATGAAATCTTATAATATACCGACAGGCTATCCTGTTATATTTGCTGGAGATATTGCAGATAGAAACGAAGTAATTATAAACATGTCTTCAGCAGATAAAGCAAAGTTTTTAAATAAATAGTTTTAGTATCACTAAAAACTAAAACAGTAATAAGAATCCAAAATTAAGTATATTTATAAGCAAACGCTAGTACTTGGTGGGCTAGCAGTTACGAAAATTAATAATTAACCGCTCACTTAATAGGAGCACAAAACACAGGAGGTTTAAAATGACACAATTACAACATTGGGCAATGGACCCATTCGACATCATGTGGAAGAACTTTTTTGACACAAGTTCCACATTCAACAGCATCAAGACAAAGATCAATTATCCCGTAGACATTTACGAAACAGACAGCGGACTTAGGTTCGAACTAGCCGTTGTAGGTTTAGAAAAGAAAGACCTAAAAATCCAAGTGGAAGGAAATACACTTAGAGTGATTCACGAAGGACTTGGTGAAACGGAGACACGTGAATACATTCAACGAGGTATCGCAAGACGATCCTTCGACCTTGCTTGGAGAGTTGCAGACAAATTCAATCTCGCTAAACTCGAAGCTACGATGGAAAAGGGGCTTCTAATACTGGATGTTCCAGCAGAGAAGACTAAAATCCTAAAAGAAATCGCCATCAACTAAAGCTAAGCCCGCCAAGTTAAGTTATGTTATCTATTTGTAAAAATTACATAAAAGTAAACGAATCTCTTTTTTACGTAAAACGTACCTGGCCAGAAGAAAGGATCAAGAACGTAGATCTAATAAAAGAGTGGCTTAACACAGAAACGGTGTTTAAAAAAGACGGTATTATATACTTTTGTCAACAAATAGAGGATCTTGAAATAATAAACAATTAAACAAAAACAAATATGCAAAAATTAAAACCACTAAATGGGATAGCCGTACTGAAGGTCGTCGAAGAAGAAGAGATGACTTACGGAAACATAGTTTTACCAGATATGGGTAAAGAACGTCCAGACATGGGAGAAGTTGTAGAGTGCAGTGACACCTATAATTGGCACAAAGGATCTTATTACGAAACCAAACTCAAACCAGGCCAAAGAGTGCTAATTCCAAAAATGGGTTCTATGAAAGTTAACGTAGACGGAGAAGATTACATATTAATCAAAGAAACAGAAATTTTAGCAATTTTAGAAAAATAAAAATATGAGTACAACAAAATTTGTAAAAGGACAAGAACTTAAAGAGAAGTTACTTGCAGGTATAGAAAAACTAAACGACGCAGTTGGTTCTACGCTTGGTCCAGGAGGAAGAACCGTTTTGATAAAAGAACTAAACGGAGAAACCAAAATTTCAAAAGATGGCGTATCTGTAGCTAAAAGCTTTGGCGAATTAGAGGATCCTATAGAAACGATTGGAGCAAACTTAGTAAAACAAGTGAGTATCAAATCTGCTAACGAGGCCGGCGATGGAACAACAACCTCTACTATCATTGCAACTGAAATGATTAAGGAAGGTCTAAAAGAAATAAGACAGGGAACAAATGCTGTTGAAATTAAGAATCAGATAGATAGCATAGTTAGCGAAATCATAGATCAAATAAAAAATAAGTCTGTTGATATAGAATCAGAAGAGCAGATCAAACAAGTAGCTACTATCTCTGGTAACAACGACACAGAAATTGGAAGTCTTATCGCTACCGCTATTGACAAAGTTGGAAGAGAGGGCGTAATCACTTTAGAAGAGTCTAAAACTGGAGACACTCAATTGGAAGTTGTTGAGGGCATGCAGTTTGAAAGGGGTTACAAGAGTCCGTACTTTGTAACAAACAACAACACAATGCAGTCTATTTTAGAAAATCCTTATATTTTACTATACGACGGTAAAATATCTACCGCTCAAGAGCTATTGCAGGTGATGACAAAGGTTAACTCTGAAAATAAACCGTTGCTTGTGATAGCTGAAGACTTTGGAGACGAAGCTTTAGCGACAATGATTGTTAACAAGATGCGTGGCATAGTTCAAGCGTGCGCTGTTAAAGCTCCTGACTTCGGAGAGCGAAAGACACTGATTTTAGAAGACATAGCTATCTTAACAGGCGGACAAGTACTTTCTAAAGACAAAGGACACAAGCTAGATAAACTTCCAGCCGGCCAGTTGAGTCAGTATTTGGGAACGTGTAGATTAGTAACAGTGTCAAAGGACGAAACAACCATCGTAGACGGAAAAGGGGATTTAGAAAAGATAGAAACTAGAGCAAAAGAAATAAAAGAGCAGATAGACAAAGCAACATCGTTCTTTGAAAAAGAGAAGCTACAAGAGAGACTTGGTAAAATGATCGGCGGAGTTGCAATCATCAGCGTAGGCGGCAATTCAGAAGTAGAGATAAAAGAGAAGAAGGATAGATTAGAAGATTCGCTATACGCGACAAAAGCTGCATTAGCTGAAGGTATCGTACCAGGAGGAGGAAGCATATTATACCAACTTTCTTTAAAATTAAAATCCGAAGACACAACAAGCGCTAGTGTGGCCAAAGAGATCGTTAGGAAAGCGATTCAAGCTCCATTTAAAAAGATACTATCAAACGCAGGAGTCGAGGATTGGTGGAATAAAGTGCCTAACGAAGGAGAAGTTTACGACGCTAAGAGCCACAGAATAGTAAATGGACTCGAAGCAGGCATCATAGATCCAGCTAAGGTTGTGATCACAGCTCTACGAAACGCATCATCTGTAGCAGGCACAGTACTCACAACAGAAAGCGTAGTGTTTGAGAAGAAAGATAAAGATGAGAAAGCTGATCCGATGGCAGGAATGATGGGAGGAATGTAATAACAAGGAGCGCCCTAACAAGGCGCTCTTTTCACATAATAAATAAAGTATATGTTCGAAAACAAGTGCACAACAAAAGAAAGCCTAGACGAAACCAACGGTAGGAATCTAGAGTACTACCTAAACATAACCAAAGACTATAAACATAATTTTACATTCGTAACAAAAGACATAGATGGCTTTAAAGTCATAGATGATGGAGAGTTTCAGTATGGGACTAAAGCTAAGATGGCAGATTTTTTTATATCCCAAATTAAGGAAGATTCAATGGTGTATTGCTGTCCGAGAACGGGATATGCTCCTTACTCTTTGTGTTACCTAGCCAAGAAGTACAACAAGAAACTGTACCTTGTAATGCCAGCCTCAGAGAAAGCGTCGGAACACCAACTCACAGCCATAGAAGAAGGCGGCATACCTTTGTTCGTAAGGATACCAGCGATGCCAACAGCAAACATATGGGCAAAGAAGTTCGCAGAAAAGATTGGAGCTAGGTTCCTTCCATTTGGTCTTAAGCACGAGATGGTTGTGGCAGGCGGTGTTAGAGTGTTCTACGATAACTTCAAAGACTCAAACATAGAAACGATGTGGTCTGTATTCTCTACCGGGGTACTATCAAGAACTCTTCAGATAGCAATACCTAAAGCTGAATTCAACGCGGTAGCAGTAGCAAGAAACATTCAAGAGGGAGAATTAGGCAGAGCAAACTTCTACAGTTATGATAAGGCGTTCACCAAAAACTCAAGGATCACACCGCCTTTCGACTGCGTTCTCACCTACGACGCTAAAGGCTGGGAAATGATCAAACAACACGGGAAACAAGGAGACTACTTTTGGAACGTGGCGCCGGCTATGAGAAAACCGAATCTAAAACCAAGCGACATAGACTCGAATAGGGCGTGGGGAGATTTCACAGATTTAGAGCGTGGTATTTAAAACATCTATTTAATTTATTTAATTTTTTATATATTTATATTAAA